AACCTACGATTGGAAGAATAACCAATTCAAGTTCGACGTAAAGGATGCGGCTTACCAAGCGTTTTATTCCAACTCGATCACCGAGATCGCCAAGCGCAAAAAACCCTTGGACTTCCTGCTGTGCTTTTGGGGAAGCGGCGTCAAGGCGGTGGCAGACGCTCATTCCGACATGCTCGTGGTGGAGCCCGGTATCGGCTATCCGGGGGGAATCTTTGCACCCTACCGAGTATTCGAGAGTCAGTGGATCATGGCTGCATGGTTCGGAATGCAAGCCATAGCTATATGCGATAACTATTCGTGGTATGACGCGGTAATCCCAAACTACTTTGATTTAAAAGATTTTGAATATTCGGGAAACAAAGAAGATTACTTCTTGCATCTGGGTCGCATCGGACACAATAAGGGTCTCCATATTGCCATACAAGCGACAGAAGAAATTGGAGCTAAACTTATCGTGGCCGGACAAGGGAAAGATTTAAAACCACTGGGTATCGACTACATTCCAAAACACGTTGAAATGTACGGACATGCCGACGTCGAAGCCCGAAAGAAGCTCATGTCTAAAGCCAGAGGATTCTTCCTACTGTCCCAGTATGGAGAGCCGTTCGGGGGAGCTCAGATCGAAGCCATGCTTTCAGGTACCCCCGTCATCAGCACAGACTGGGGCTGCTTTGGAGAGCTAAACTTGCATGGGGTTACGGGATACCGTTGCCGTACTTTCGAGCACATCACTTGGGCCGCAAAGAACATCCACAATATCGAGCCCAGAGATTGCCGGGAATGGGCCATGAACTTCACCATGGATCGAGTGGCTCTTATGTACGAAGAGTACTTTGACAATATCGTCAAGATCCATGACGGCAGCAAGGGATGGTACGAGCCCAACCCGGACAGAAAGAACCTAGACTGGCTATACCGTAGATTCCCCAAAGACAAGAACCGGATCAAGATTGCATGAAAACCGTTTTGGCTCTCGACCTAGCAACCCAAACGGGATGGGCTTACCAATCCTGCGGTATGGTTACCTCAGGTAGCGAGGGTTTCAAACTCAAGAAGAACGACAAGCCGGGAGTACGGTTCCTGTTGTTTAGAACGTGGTTCAGGGACATCTTGGTATCGGTAAAGCCCACTCACGTTGTGTACGAAGAAGTCATGAGATGGTCGTCCGGGGCCGCAGCGAAATGCTACTGCGGGCTCTTGGCAATCATGCAAACGGAATGCGAGAGTAAGCAGATCCCGTACTCCGGGGTCAGCGTAGGCACGATCAAGAAATCGGCTACCGGTAGCGGCATAGCCTCCAAGGAACAAATGATCAAGGCAATGCAAGACAAAGGATACGCTCCGGTGGATGATAACGAGGCCGACGCTTTGGCCTTGCTTCTTTTTTCGATTCGCGATTAATATACGTCCTTCCTATGAAAGCGGCCATCGAAGAACAGCTCGAAGACCACATGATGGTCATGGAGGGTTACGACAATTGCATCATCGGCATTGGGCGTCGATGCGGTCAACTAAACGTCTTGGTTTACTCGTACGAGAAGGTGATCAAACAGCTCATAAAAGAAGGGCTTAGCGAGGAAGATGCGGTAGACCATTTTGATTTCAATATTCTCGGAGCTTATGTGGGAGCAGGTACTCCTATGTTTATCCATCAACCCAAATGAAACCTAAAAACGACTCGACCTACACACCGCACAAATCGGGACAGCGCATCGTCAACGTACACAACAAATCAGCCTGCCAAGGCAACCCCTGCCCCATCCACAATCAAAGCAATCACCACATGCGGGATTGGGAGCAACACTGGCGTGGAGACAAAGGGGCCTTTGAGAGAATCTGCGAGCACGGTATCGGACACCCCGATCCTGACGACCGATATTACAAATCTAACGAGTACGCGGGCATCCACGGATGCGATGGATGCTGCACTCCGCCAAACGAAAAATCAGAACACGACCTATTAAGAACCGTATGAGTGACCGAGTAGAGCGCAACTGGAAGATGGCAAATGCCGCATCCCCGAACGTGAGCCTTCCGCCGAGCAAGGCTTACCGGGACAACTACGTTTTAATATTCAAGCCCAGAAAACCAAAAACCCAAACCACCAAAACATGCAAACCACAGACCCGTACAAAGCCGGACAGGAAGAAATGAGAGAGCGTATCTGCGCCCTCCTCCATCAGCACCATTACGAACTAGCGGCCAAATACCACGGCCCCCAGAGCGAAATGGCTTTGCTCATCAAGAACATCATTCACGACATTCGTGAAGATCATGCTTCCGAACAGGAAAGCTGATGAGCTGCGCAAAGAAACACGTCACCTGCGTCCTAGTAACCCCCTATGGGGAGAAGTTCGTAGGCACGAACAAATGCCTAGCCCCTCAGGACCACTGCCCCAGAGAACCTTGGGAGGGCTACGAAAAATGCACCACCATCTGCCGCCAAGTTGGGCACGCTGAAGAAGTGGCCCTCCTTGAGGCAAAAGAAAAAGCAAAGGGAGCCCGCGCCTTCATACATGGCATTGGTCATGTATGCCGGGTCTGCCAAGAGAAACTATTCGGAGCGGGAGTGATCTCGTTCTCGATCATCCAAAACCTCAATGAGCTTGAAGAAAAATAACCTACTGGCCCTCTGTGGGCTGGCCGGAAGCGGAAAGACCTTTGCTTCCAATATGCTGATTGACCAATGGGATTTCCACCGCCTGAAGTTTGCGGGTCCCATTAAGGACATGCTGACCGCGCTAGGTCTGACGAAAGAGTATCTGGAGGGTTGCTTGAAAGAGGAGCCCACCGATATGCTCTGTGGAAAATCTCCACGTCAGGCCATGCAAACCCTTGGCACAGAATGGGGGCGGACCCTCATGCACCCGAACTTCTGGGTTCAAGCTTGGAAGAACCGGGCAAGGGCCACCCTTTATAATGGTTTCAAGGTGGTCGTAGACGATTGTCGATTCCAGAACGAAGAGGATGCCGTTCGAGAACTGGGTGGCAAAATCATCCTGATCAATCGTCCGGGAATTCAACCTGTGGCGTCTCACATATCGGAGCAATTCGTTCCCAAAGCTGACTTCGTGATTGAGAATTCCGGATCAATCTTTGACTTGAGGGTAAAACTTCAAGACATCATGAAGTCCCTTGAATGAAGACTCTGTATGATCGGCAGGAAAAGCACGTTCGCAATCTGTGCGGAATCCTGTCAGGCCATAAGTCAGTTCTAGACTCAAGCGAGACCGGAACCGGTAAGACGGTTTGCGGAGCCGAAGTCGCCCGTTTGTGCAGCGGGTCGACTTTGGTGGTCTGTCCCAAAGCCGTTATCCCGACATGGGAGCGAGAGCTCAAGGAACGGGGTGTCAAGGATTTCAACGTCATCAACTACGAGAAACTCCGTACCGGTAAAACCAAGTTCGGTAAGTGGGCCAATAAAAAGTGGGTGTGGACCATACCCGAGTCGCTGATCATTTTTGATGAGGCTCACAAATGCAGCGGGGTCTCCACGCAAAACGCAAAGATGCTGATCGAGGCCAAAGACCGTCATTTCGTTATGATGCTCTCGGCGACGATAGCCAATAATCCGCTGCAAATGCGTGCGGCCGGATGGGTGCTGGGATCTCACATGCTGGGCAACTACTGGCAATGGTGCTTCAAGTACGGCTGCGTCAAAAACCGTTGGAACGGTGTCGAGTTCGCTGGTTCCGAGTCGCACATTCAGGCACTGGCGGGATCTATAGCTCATCGCTGCGCCCGAATGAAAGCCTCGGAACTTGCGGATCATTTTGCCGAAACGCAGATCATCACCGAGCCCTTGAACTTTGGAAACGAAATCAAGGACATCTACGACGAAATGGAAAACGAGCTGGCAGAGCTGGAGGCTAGAGCAAAAACCGACAGCAAGAACAAAGCTGCCGAGGCTTTGGTGAAACAGCTACGCGCACGCCAACGAGTCGAGTTGCTCAAAGTGCCAGTCATCGTGGAGATGACGGAAGATCTTTTGGCAGAGGGAAAGAGCGTCGCAATCTTCGTGAATTTCAAACAAACGTTGGAGGCCCTATACGACAAGGTAGATCAACGGCTGGGGGTCGGCGTCATCCACGGAGATCAATCGGCCGAAACCCGACAGGCGAGTATCGAAATGTTTCAAGAAGATCGAGCTAGGATTATGCTGGCAAACGTAGCCGCTGGCGGAGTCGGGGTATCGCTTCACGACGTCACGGGCAAGCATCCCCGAGCCGCGATCATCTCCCCCTCTTGGAACGAGAAGGACATTATTCAAGTCATTGGACGAGTCCATCGCGCTGGAGGAAAAACTCCTTCGATGCAACGAATACTGTTCGCCGCAGGAACGGTTGAGGAAAAGGTTCAGCAATCTGTCAACAAGAAAATAAAAAGATTAAATACTCTCAACGAAATCGCTTGCGCGTCCGAATAGACCGCATACGATCCAACGCACACCCTAACTACCAAACTACCAAATGTCCCAAATCGTAACACACAAGGATTCCGCCACTCGCCCCCACGCAGAATACTCACCCTCAGCCCTAAAAAACTATGAAGCTTGCCCGTCGTTCAAAGGCCGTTCCGGCACAAATCCGATCGCGGAAGCTGGGACGAGAATTCACGAAGCTGTCGAAAAAGCCGACGCAACCCTCCTCGTCGATGAGGTCGAACGATCCCTCGCTGAATGGTGCCTCGCTTTTCTGGCTCACACCCGAGGAGAGAAAAGCCGGACTTCAAATCTCGTGGCTTCTCATCAGGAAATTTTTCTTACTATGCGACTTGGGGATCACCAGACTTTTGGCACGTCTGATCTGCTCGATCTATATTCCGACGGCACAGCTGTTATGTACGATTGGAAGACGGGGTACGGAGCGGTCGAAGACGCAGAAATCAACGCTCAGGTCCAAGCTTACGCCTTCGGGGCGTTTCAAAAGTTTCCCGAAATCAACGAGCTGGCTTGCTACTTGGTCCTCCCAAGAAGGCAGGAGATAAGCCATGCGGTCTACAAAAGGGAAGACATGGGTCGAATCCGTCTTCGACTCAGCACTATCATCGCTCGTGCGAAAATTGGAGAGGAGTACGTCCCCACAGAAGGCGTCTGCGATTATTGCGCGAATCAGGGCCGATGCAAGGCTCTCGCGGAAAAAGCGCTCGTAGTTGCTCAGAAGGCCGGGTTTGCAGTACCCGCTACGCTCTCCCTTAACGGAACAGCCGTTGAGAAGGGTCAGCTTAACAAGCTGGCTCAACTCATGGAAGGTTGGGCCGGAGAAACCAAGAAAGAACTTTTACGTCAAGCACTCGAGGACGGAGCTGAAATCAGCGGTTACAAGCTGGATAGACGCAGGACTCCTCGGGCTATTGACAATCCTCTAGTGGGGTACGATGCGGTCAAAGATCTCGTATCCGTCGAGGAATATCTGCTCGCTTGCTCTCGGGTAAGCGTTGCCGAGCTAGAAAAATTTGTAGCGGAACGCGCTCCCAGAGGCCACAAAACTGAGGCCAAACAACATCTGGAAGACGTTCTGAAACAAAGCGGTGCTCTCCGCGAGGAGGGCGTCGTGCATCTTCTTAAGCCAATTAAGGCGTAAGAATTGCAATTAACCAACAACACCAAAACCCAAAATACCAAAACACGTATGGCAGCTATAACATTCAATCCCAAGGGCGGAGCAGTCGTTAACACCCCCAAGGACGAAACCCCGGCACAGGTGACCCTAGAGGTAGCCACAGCTCAGAATCAATCTCTGGCTGTTACCCCTTCGCCTCTCCCCGATACCGGAAACATCACCCGCGACGACATTCTTCTCCCCCGAGTCAATCTGGTGCAGAAGTCTGGCAAACTTTGTGACGACTTCCCTCCGGGAAGCTTCCTGTTTGAAAAGCAGGTTGTGATTGCAAAACCGAGCGAAGGGTTTTTCGCCGTGGTCCTCGGACACACGAAGTATTATCAGGAGAAAGTCGAATACGGCTCGGACGATTTTGGCCGTCGCGCAAATACCGAAGACGAGGTCCGCAACATGGGCGGAACTACGACTTGGGGCGTTGCCGACAAGCCTTACTTCCAACCCGTGGCTGACCTTCTCATGGCCGTTAAGGCTCCTGAGGGCGCAGACGAAGAAACTCTGTCTCTGTTCCCGTTTGAGCACAAAGGAGAGCATTATGCGATTGCGGTTTACACGGTTGCTTCATCAGCCTATACCTCTCTCGCAAAGAGAATCTTCACGGACAGCCTTTATACTCTTAAGGCAGGTCTTCACCTCGGTGAGTACCACATCAAGAGTGAACTGAAGCGTAACGCAGCTAACAGCTGGTACGTTCCAGTCACCGGGATGCCTAAGAAGTACAACGATCCCGAGAAGGCGGAATTCTTCGCCAGCTTGAGGAACTAAAACAATCAGGAGTCCTTGGAAGCCTAGGAGCTGGGAGAGAACCCCAGACCGTGGTTTAGCGGTGCCCGAAGTGATGGTCAGGCCCGCAATTACAAATCGCTAGGTGAACACTTCCAAGGGCTCCACCCCCTTACCCTAACACTATGCCCATCGCAGCTGTTGACTTTGAAAGTTACTACGACGACGAGATCAGTATTGGCACGCTCGGCGTTCATCATTACTTACAGAAGACGGACATCTATCTCGTAAGCATCGCCACCGACACGGGGATAAAATACGTCGGTCACCCCAAAAATTTTGATTGGAGCCAAATCTCAGGGCCGGATTGGATCTGGTTATCGCACAATACGGGTTTTGACTGGCCCGTCTTCCTGCGTCTTCAGGAACTCGGAGAGGGAAACATCCTGTCTGTCACCGAAATCGGCCAGTGGTATGATACCGCAGACCTTACAGCTTATCTTGGTTACCCTCGATCGCTGAAAGAGGCCAGCAAGTACCTCCTCGGGCAGGAAATCTCCAAAGACACCCGAGACAAGATGAAAGGCAAGGCTTGGGAGTCCATGACACCCGAATTCAGGGCAGAAGTTGAGGCTTATGCGCTCAAAGACGCCGAAAACTGCCTCAATTTGTGGCTTCATCATGGGCACAAATGGCCCGAAGACGAGCGGGAAATCAGTCAGGTAACCCGCGAAATGTGCTATCGGGGAGCTCCTTTAGACGCAAAAGGGCTTGATGACGACATTCTGAAGCTGGAAACCGACCTCTGGAAGCTTAAACAAAGTATTCCATGGAAGGATACCCCACATCGCGATCCTGCCAAGGCAAGGAAGGGAGAGACTACGGCTATTCTGTCCCCAATCGCCATTCGCGAGGAGTGCCTGAAACACGGACTGGCGGCTCCCGCTAGTTTTGCCAAAGACGACCCGGAAGCCGAAGAATTCTTTGAGAAATACGCTCAGACCTACACATGGGTTGGGGCTGTCAGGGATTACCGCAGGGCAACTAAGCACCTTGCCACGCTCAAGACGATGAAGAATCGCATGCGCGAGGATGGATGGATGCCATACGGGTTGAAATACTTTGGTGCTCACACGGGTCGCGACAGCGGTGACACCGGACTCAACATGCAGAACCTACCCAAGGGACTAGTGGCCGGGGTTGACGTACGATCCAAGATCAAGGCTCCCAAAGGATACACCTTGGCCATCGTAGATTTGAGCCAGATTGAGCCGAGGTGCTTGCACTGGCTGGCCAACGACGACACGACACTTGAATACATCCGAGAAATCCCTGATCTGTACGAAGCACAGGCTCGTGCATGGAAAATCTGGAACGGCGAAGGGAGCATGAAGAAAGAAGCTCCTGACGTTCGTCACATGATGAAACAGCTTGCCTTGGGTCTGGGGTATGGAATGGGAGATAAGAAGTTCGCCGAGGTGGCGAGCGTAACTCCCGAAGAGGCCAAACGCCTTACCGCGCTATACCGTAAGAAAAATCCCAAAGTTCTTACCTTATGGAAATCGTTGGAAAAGTCCATGCGCAAGGCGGTCTATGAGCCGGAGCGGACTTTCCACCTGTTGCTTCCCTCTGGTAGAATCATGAACTACCGAAACGTGGAAGTGAACGGCGACAAGCTGTCTGCCGCGATTTCTCGCCAAGGGAAACTCCTGCAGATGAGTGTGTGGGGCGGGGTTCTGACCGAAAACTTGGTTCAGGCCACGGCACGCGAAGTCTTCATGCACCATTGTGCGGAAATCGAGAAAGCAGGGATTCCCGTCATCATGCGTGTCCACGACGAAGCGGTGTGTCTAGTTTCTGAAAAGAACGCAGAAGCAAAGCTTCAACAAATTATACAGATCATGTCCGTAGCTCCTTCATGGGCTCAAGGACTACCCCTCTCCGCAGAAGGATCACTCTCCAAAGTCTACAAAAAATGAAACTCTTTTCCCTACAAAATCTAACCACACATGTCGCAAACGTCACCGATGACGCCACGCTAGGCTCTTCGCCGAACCCTCGCCCTAATTTGGCCAATAAGCAGGCCTACAACGATTGGTGCAGGGCATCTACTACGAAGGGTTTCTTCATATCGGCTTGGGAGGGTATTAATCCTCAGGGTCGCGTGGTAGCACAGAATCCGGGCAGATTGCTGCACGGGATCATTGCTGACTACGACAACGCCAATGCGGCGTCCCTGCTGAACAATCTACCGACCAGCACGTCCTATCTGCCGACGTGGGTCATCGACAGCTTCACCCCCGGAAAGTGCCGACTCATCTGGCCCTTCGAGAACCCGGTGATGGTCTCCAATCCGGAGCTTACCGAACAGTTCCTGAAGGTGCTGGATGAGAAGGTCAAGATCAGTGATGCGCTTCCCGGATTCGACAAGTCGAGCTGGAAGGACTCGCAGTACTTCGAGATGGGGACCAACTGGAGGAAGATCACCGAAGCCCTACCGCTGGCTGATGCTCTGCTCGCTCAGTGCATGATGGAAGCGGGTACCCGCAAGCCGATTGACACGGGCGACGTAGAGATTCCTCTGGACGTTATCGCCGAAGAGGTCGAGGCTCGCTGGCCCGGTCGCTGGCCTGTTGGAACATTCACGGAGGGCGTCGTGGGACCCTTGTTCTGGATCGAGCCTTTCGTCAACCATCGCAGCTGTGCGGTGGCGGTCAACGGGATGATCTGCTATTCGGATCGCGCACCATCCAACTTCGTGCCTTGGAGAGCTATCTTGGGCAACAAGTTTGTGGAGAAGTACGAGCAGGACAAAGCTGCTCGGGTAGCGGAGATGTTCTGGTTCGACGGTGGGAACTACTGGACCGAGCAGAACTCGCCCGGATACTGGAGGACCTTCAGCCGGACGGATGCCCAGCTTCACCTCAAGAGTGCGGGCTGCAGCTTGCGTCAGCGCCGGGGTAAGCCGACCAACGAGGTCGAGGAAGTGCTCAAGTACATCCATGATCACCGGTATGTCAACATGGCGGTACCCCTGCTCTTCGAGCGCGAGAAGCTGGTCCACTACAACGGCAAGAAGCTGCTCAACATCTCCAACAAGATGGTCATGCAGCCTGCCGAGACCGGGGACCCGAAGGACTTTCCTTGGCTACACAACTATTTCATGAACTGCTTTGACGGGGACCAAGACGGGATTCCGGCAAAAGAGTTCTTCTTGGCTTGGTTCAAGCGGTTCTACCAGTCCAGCTACGAGGGCGACCCACAACAAGGCCAGTCCATCGTCATAGCGGGCGAGGCTCATACGGGTAAGAGCTTCATGAGCCGTTGGGTCATTGGAGCCGCCCTAGGTGGTAGTTGCGAGGCCTCGGACTTCCTCCTCGGTAATACTAAGTTTAACGAGGAAGCGGCCCATAACGCGGTCTGGCTTTGCGACGATGCAGTCGCTCAGGGAGATCTCAAAACTAAGCAGGAGCTGGCCCTACGACTCAAGGCTATGGCTGCCAAGCCGACGGTCCGGTACGAGCCCAAGTTCGTCAATGCCGCAGAGCTTCCGTTCAAGGGACGGGTGGTGGTCTGCTGTAACGTGGACCCGGAGTCCCTCAGGATTCTCCCGACCATGGATGGTACCATCAAGGACAAGATCATGCTCTTCCGCATCGACCCGGAATTCGCACCTGTCTTCCTACCTAAGAACTCGGAGAACGAGGGGCGGGTCATGCGGGAGATGCCCTTCTTCCTTCGCTGGCTCTTGGACTACCAAGTCGACGAGAGGGTGGTGGATCGGAAAAACACCCGGTTTGCGGTCAAGAGCTTCCATCACAGGGATCTCATTGACGAGGCCAACAGCGAACAGCCTGAGGCCCGTCTGGCGGAAATGATCGCCCAGATCATGAAGGTGAAGCGGGGCGACGTGAAGCCGGGTGCCACCTGCCGCATGAACGTCACCGAGCTGATGCAGGCAGCGGACGATGCTCAGGTCTCCCGTCACATTCAGTCGCTCGGGGGAATGCGTAACGTCGGCAAGCTGCTGCACAAAGTTATCGAACAAAACTTATCGCCTTTTATCACGGATCGGCCTAGAAAGATTAATGGTTATCCAACCTACACTTTCAACCCCCACCTTCATACCGAAGAAACCTACGACTGACATGAAGCCAAAATCACTCAGAACCATTCTTGTACGGTTAGATGAACAGGAAAAAAGGATCAAAGAGTTGGAGATAAGAGCGGTTATAATTGTAAGCATTGCGGTCGGCTGCCTAGCCGTGGCTATCGCTCAGATATACGTTCTATTCACTAGTCGATGAGCGCCTATACGGAATCCAACTTCAATGCCTGTCTCGACGCTATCTGCATCATCAAGAAGCAGCGGGACACGGCAATCAGGATCGCAGAGTGCTTCGACATAGCGGGACTGGAAAAGCGGGACAGGTTGCTACTGAGCGAACGACTGGCCGACCTTCAGCGGGAGGTCCGGGACTTTCAGAACCGGAAGCAAAAGCAGAGCGCTAGTCCTTCTTGATTCCAAAGGTTTCGTTGTGCCAGATACGAATCTGATCACTGCAAAAGTGCAATACACGACCATCGGCGCATAGACAAACCGTCCACACATCGTTCTCGAACATGCCGCCACTCTCCACGTAAATCGCATACCCGTCACCGATAGGGGTGACAACAGGTATGGGTTTCTTAAACTCGTAGATCATAACCTACAAACCGCCATGGCAAACTCAGACCTCAGTCTAAATCTACTTGAGGAAGGTCAGCTTGTAGATTGTGGAGTCGATGAGCTCGGCGATGTTGTCGGTCAGGTTCTGGAGCTCAGTCTCCTTGCCAACGCACTCGCGGTTATCAATCACAAACTTTTGAATGTACTTCAGGAAAACAAGGCTGTCGTTCTTACCGGCAACTCGAACGGTCTGATCGGGGTACTCAAGGATCTTGCCGTGAACGCCCTGCCAAGCCTCAATCACCGAATCAACCAAGTCAGGAAGATCTGAATAGAACGTTTGAAGAGCTTTGTGCTCCGCATAGCTCTTGCTCTGGAGATGAAGGACATGTCCAAAGGTAGCAGCGTTCAGGAGGGTGATGAAGAATTTTCCGGGTTCCATGGTGACAGGTTTAAGGAGTTCGGAAAACTTTGTCAACACAAATGCTTGCACTTTTTAAAAACATTTGTGTAGGGTATGTACGGAGACTCCGGGCACGGTGTCTCCTGTCTGCTCCAGATGGTTTCTACCTACTGGATGCGGTGACTGACACGTTCTCCGGTGAGGGAACCTTGGTCGCCGCTTATGGCGGGGGAGGCATTGAGGGCTGGAAAGATAAACCAGAGCGACCTGAACCTCCCCCGACCTTTTTATAGGGACGGATTTTACAAAACCTATACTTTTGAGGGCGATAGACGGCCGATTGATTCGATCTATTCGATGCCACGGTAGGGGGAGTGAGGGGGAGTGAAGCTTGTTATATTCATTGTTAAATTGTCACCCTGCATCCCTGTTTCAGAAATTAGTGGTTCTTGAATATAATATTTTTAATGTTATATTTTTTGTTATAAAAATTTCAGTTTGGATTGAAGAAAGGGTATTTAACGTATTTAATGGCCCTTATTTAGGTGAGTGAGATTTCAGGGGGAGTCAAAATCGGGCTTCACTCCCCCAAGTTAAGTGGCTCAGGACGACAGGGTTACAACGAAAAAGTGAGTAGGGGGAGTGAAGGGAGTGTTTTTTAAACGCACCCATTATATAGCATGGTGCATATACCATATACCCTATATATCTATCTTTATATTAATTTTAAAAATACACTCCCCTCACTCCCCCTATCAATATAAATATCTGTAAAATCAACAACTTAACTTGGGGGAGTGAGATTTTTTTTCACTCCCCCTCACTCCCCCCACTCCCCCTAACGGGTCTTTGGCTTGTGTTTTACTCTGTTAACCGAGTCCCTTGACGTTCTGTTACCCTGATCCCTGTCAAAAATTACGGTGGTTCCTTGTTACAGGGTCGCAGGGTCGCAGGGTTACCCTGAGATGCCCCGCCTTAACGCGCTATAGGGCCTGTGGCTTCGTTTTGTTGTTTTTGCGACCCGTTGTGGCCGAACAAGGTTTTTGGGCAAAATTTTTTGCAGCAGGGGGGAATATCGACTTACGCTCCCGCGACCCCCGCCCACCCCCGCACCCCACCCCCGGGTGCTCACGCGCATTATGCGCAAGCGCATCACGCCCACGTGACGCGAGCGTAACGCGACCCCAGAGCGAAGCTCTGACTTCGGCAAGGTTGGGCAAGGTTGGCCATAAAGGGTATCGACGGCATCGACCGATCGAAACTGATCTTTCACATTACACGGCGGTCGGACAGAGCAAGTCTGACCACAGGAGCTACGTAACCAATAACAGGTAGCCTCCGAACCCTAGCCGGAGAATAGGGTGACAAGTGGGGGGTAGTCTGGCATGAACCGGATGACTTCCACTAGTGGAAATCTCGTAATACAGGAAGGGCTTCCTGTAATCCGCTTTGCGGAGCCAAGAAAAAGATACGCTTTGCGTCATCTGGCTAAAACAGGAAGCCCCTTTCCTACGGAACCTTCCTTCTCTGCAACCTGTCCACAATCGACGCTTGCTCCTTCGGAGCATGTGGGAAACTGGTGGTGGGTAGGTAATCAGAGAAAGGAAACATACATGAACGCATCAACCAATGCAGTCGCAGTCGTCAACAGCCTCAACACCCGTGCTTTGCTCCGCAAAGATGGAGAAGTCCGTGGCACTCGCTACACCTTCGGTGGAACCGAGACTCCTTCGGAACTCCGCAAGCGACTCAAGGAATCCGGGCTGAAGGGGAACAAGCTGTCCACGGCTGTCCGTGAAGTGCAGATGGGCAAGCTCCACGCCTCCTTTGTGGAGACCCAAGCCTTCGTGGAATACATGCGGAAGGAAGGTTTCATCCCTGCTGGTGGTCAGATCACCGCAAGGGCTGGCAAGATTGACTTCGTCAAGATGACTGGCGGAGCCAAGACCGCCAAGACGGAATCCCAGATCCGCGAAGCTGCGGTCGCCGATATTTTGGCGAAGCTCCGTGCTCTCGGACTCGACGAAGCAACCCTTGCTTCCCTGTAAGGGAATTGACACTCGGCCCCTCTCCTTTCGGAGGGGGGTCGCAGTCAGTTCACCCATACCCACATGACAACACCTACACCCAAACCCGTTCGGTCGTGGTGGAACTCGCACATCAAGTGCGATTCCCACGGCAAGTATGATCCCGTCTTTGACGGGGACTGGTCATTCAAACAGACCTGCAAGTTTCATCGGATCAAGGAGAAGCTACCCGATCCCAAGCTCCAACGTCTCAAGCTAGTGCTTCGCCTAGCTGAAGCGGACAAAGACCGACCTGCATGGCAGGCTTCCGAGAAGGAACGCCTTATTGCAAAGTATCGGGAGCTGGTTCGGAGTCGTTGACGGGTTGGCTACCCGACTCCAACTCCTGAACATCCTCGGAGGGTGACGCATCGGTGACACATTCACCCTCGATGATGTCATCTTGGACGTTTGCTCGGAGACGATCGTTGACCACCTGCAGTTGCACAATCGTATTGTGTTTCGCCTCGCCGTCATCGAGTCCGAGCACTCGCCGCATCATCTTGTCCGCTATGTCAAAGTCTTTCCAAGTCCGAGGCGGAGCGATAACGGTCTGCGACAGAATCTTAAAGAGTTTGTCCGCCGACTTATGTCGGTATTGTTTAGCTATCTCATCCAAGTCTGTCGATGTAGCGACGGAGTTTTGAGGGGCTTTTGCCTCATTAAGCTGATCAATTAGAGACTGGTTCTGTGCGACCCTGCTATTGTGCAACCCTGCAACCTTGTTCAACCGATTCTGAACACGCTTCGGAGTGTTCCAGTTTTCTCTGTTGCTCCGCATCCTAACAGCGGCTTCAGAGATGCCGAACAACTTGGCAACCTCCCTCTGGGAAGTTCCCTTTTCACAGCTTTCGCGGATCTTATCCCACGGAACGTCAAGAGCTTTCGGCATAAAGTTATGTGGTGGGTATCACATAACTAACTTCGACGCAATACTTTTATCACCCAAAGGGCTAACGCCTCGCCGCCAGTAAGTGCGAGGCAACTCAAACCCCATCACCATGAGCAAGAGCAAACTGGAAAAGACCCTCCACGCAATCGACGTAGCCCTCAACATGACGCTAGTGGCGATCCTGCTCGGAGGCTTCGGCATGATCTTCTTCGTGCTTCTGAAGGTTCTTCCCTAACCACCCACCGACACCACACCAAACCAAACATACACACATGAGCACCATCGCCATCAACCCCGTCCATCTGTCTGACCGCCGCATGCGGCAGGAGTTCCTGACAGGCCCGTTCCTTGACCTCATCACCGACCGCACCAACCGCAAGTTGGAGCAGGAGTATGGTCACAGGCCCACACCCAAGGAGTCGCCCCTTCGGTTCTCCATCGGTGCGATGTTCGCCAAGGAGCTGAACCAACTCATCACCCGGTGAAGATAAAGTTTGTCCATCGACAACCCGACACCCAGTTCTACTGGTTCCTTGTGAATCGTAGGAAGGTGGGGCTGTCGTTGGAACACGGAAAGTTCCCACACTTCTACAAGGTATCCTTATCGAAGTCCTTATCGCCAAAGAATTTCTGGCTATTCACCGATCCCTATCAACCCGACGAACTTGCCCAAGACACACAAGACGAGATCGTCAACATGGCCAAGGCCATGTCAAGGCTCACCCAGTAGCCCACAACCCAACACACCATGCCAACATACATAGACAACACTGATGCCCCGTGCTTCTTCTACTGGAGCCCGGGTCAGCACGAACAGGAGACCCCGGTCTCTGAACGCAACGATCAACTTGCCCGAGCTGTTGCAGAGCAGTGCTCGGTCGAGGAGATCCAACAGAGGGACAACCGCCATGAGTAAGAACAAACCCACACCGAAGGTTGAGGATCTGATCCGCAACCATAACCGCAAAGTCCGTGCGATCCGAGCCGTCATTGTGCTCGACATGATCCTGCTGACTATCATGCTCACCGCCGCCGCCGTGATCTGCTCGGATCTCCTGATCCGGTGCGTCAAGGAGATGGTGCGTTGACAACTTCAACAAACCCTGCAACACTTCAAACACCTTAAATCAGTCAATGGAAACCATCAAACCCACGCGGTTGAAATACTACCGCTATGTCGGAAACCTATCGAAGGCCTTCCTCTTCGGCGAGATCCCACCGCAAGGCGGACGCTATCGAACGCCTTCGGTCACCCTTGCCGCAAAGGATGACGTCATTTGGATTGGCGATTTCACCTATCCAATGGTCGCCTACAACCGAAAGCTCAAGGCCATCGTCACCCAATGCCTCGTTGGTGTCGGCCCCAATTTGGCGTATCGCCGCCTCATGGGAGACATGCGACAGAGTGTTGTCGGGCTTGAGGAGGAACACTTCATCCCCATAAGTAAGCGTGATTCCAACAAGCGATATGTAGCTTACCTACGTAATGAACGTCATCCTGCCCTGTCGGATCACGCTGTCGTTCAGGTCAAGAGGCTGACGCCAGAGATGGCATCCTGTGACCTTGCGACCCTGATCCCCAGAGTCCAAGAGTGCTTCGAGTCGAAGCTCCCTCTTCTGGTCAAGAAGTCATTGAAAAGCTGGGAGAATTGCATGCTTCTGTCTGGAACCTTTTGTGTATACAGATCTGCAGAGGAAGGAGACGTCAGCAACCCACTCGAGAGGATGAAAACAAGCTGGGCCAAGATCGGCATCCCCTACGATGAGGAGTGGGACAGACAACTCCTAGCCGCTGAAGCTCGACGCAAGCTCCTATCTTAAACACCTAACCGTCAACCATTAACCTACAACCCATACACACATGCAAGACGAAACAACACTCAAGAACCTAGCCAAGGCCAAGCTCCTTGGCTCCGCCAAAGTTGAAGTCCAAGCCCTCTTCGGTCTGGCCTACAAGCTCGGCGTCGTAAAGGCAGAGATCGAGTTCTCCGGTAGCGGAGACAGCGGGGACATCGACGAGGTCAACATCTACCGCAAGAATGGCACCGCCTTTGAGGAGATAGCCCCGAAGAAACTCAACCCGGAGACAGACGAGTTTGAGGTTGACCCTACCTACACCGACGACCACAAAACCCTTGAGGAGCTAGTGGAGAAGTTCTTCCACGAGAACAATCCCGACTATGTCCAATGGGATTGGTACAACGACGAGGGCGGAAGCGGACGCCTAACCCTTTGGTTTGACAACGGCCACGTCCATGTCACCGGAAGCTACAACGAGGTGGTCAGTCACGACGCTGGCGCCTACACCTTCAATGTTCTCGGACTAGAAGAGGAAGAGAAAGAATAACCCCCAACCCCAATCCATAACCATGCATCCATACCATCACGCAGTTTCCTCGGCCCGCAAGTTCGGCGGACAGCCCGAGGACTACCAAGCCATCCATGACTGGTTCGACGAGAGCAAGATGTTCTACGCCGACTTCCGTCATCGTGCCCTACGTCACCATGCCGAGGGCATCTACATGGCCGAGCGTATCTTCGGCACCACGCTGACCAACTCCGACGGCAAGGCTATTCCTGTCCGCTACATCGGGGAGCAACACGTCAAGGAAGACCTTGGCCGTATCCCGTCATGGCAGGATTGGGCCAGCCGCATCGAGCCGGAACGCTGGATGCGACCCAAGCCCCACGATGTCGACGACGAAGTCTACGTCATGGCCACCGGACGTGCCCCCCTGTCGAAGGTCGAGCCCCCGATCGAGGAGGGCACCGCCAAAAAGAACAAGATCCCCCAGTATGTCTTTCCCTTCCACGACAGCGTGAAGGCGAAGAACACCCCAGCAACCACAACCAAATGAGCCCACAAGAATACCAAACCCTACTCCGTCCCTATCTGCAAAGGCAGCTACAAGCCCGACGTAAGCAACAGATACGCTTCGCTGGCTTCGTCGCCCCCTTTGCTTTCATCATCGCCGTGCTCATTGTGACGATCTGCGTCGCCATGTATCGGCCCTAACCCAAACCCATCACACCCACATACCATGACAAACCTAGTAAATACCCAAGACATTGCCCGTAAGTTCAGCGACTCCTTCGTCCTCGTCCGACTTCAACTATCACGTTTCGGAACCAACAAGATCGACAAGGACAAAAGTGCCGAGTTCCGGAACGCTCACAACGTGACCAGTCCCAACGCCGCCAAGGTGACCAAGGAGCTGTTACCCAAGTCCCCTGCCATCAAAGCCTTGAAGTCCCACGACGATGCCACATGGAATCGGCTCAAGAGATTCGGTGCTCCCTATTCCAAGGGAGTCGTCATGCTCCCAGCCACCAAGTTCCTTGAGGCGACCACACAGCTCCGCAAGGATCTCTCTGACCGTGATCCGCTTATCAAGGCGGTCGGTGAGGACTACGCCATGAGCATCCTCGCCGCTCAGAACACTCTGGGCACCACCTTCAACCCGAAGGACTACCCATCCTTGCCGGACTTCCTGTCCGAGTTCTCGCATGAGATGGATGTCCTCCCGGTTGCTGACCCGTCACAGCTTAACGTCGTCGCCCTTGGCGATGCCGCCGAAGCCATCCAGCATGCGGTCAACGAGACCTATCGCGAGAAGATTGAGTCTCTGTCGCCGTATGTCCGGTCGGTTCTCCTGACCTCTCTGAACGTGTTATCCGATACGTGCCAGAGGATCTTGAGCAAGGACAAGACCAAGGTCTTCGACTCCTCGTTCCAGAATGTCCACGCCGCCGCTGAGCAAGCCAAGCACTTGAACATCTCTGACGACGAGCAGATTAGGAACGCGGTCTTTCAGATCGAGCAAACCATTCCTACCCACAGCGAGGGCATCAAGGAAGACAAGCCAAGAGCGGCCATGCTTCTCTCCGATGTCAACGCCATCATCGAGTCACTCGACGGCACACCTCCCGTAGCGGAAGTGTCGCCCTGTGACCCTGCAACCCAGCAACCCGAACCCAGCTTCGAGGACTACCTCGACAAGAAGTGTGGATACACCCACACCGAAGACGAGGCTCAGCCCGAAGCACAACCCCCAACCGACACCGACTCCAAGCTGGCGTCACTCGGCTGGATCTAATCAACACCTCACCCTAACCTAACCCATACACACCCATACACCTATGACCACCATCGAAGTCACTCCTACCCAACTCCGCTCCGTCCTCCGCGACTGCCACGCCGCCAAGCTCAACCCCTTCATTCAGGGCCAGCCCGGTGTCGGCAAGTCGGCTGTCGTCGCGGACTACGCCAAGTCCATCAACGCCGAGTTCGTCGACGCACGACTCGCCTACTACGCTCCGCAGGATGTGCAGGGCTTTCCGTATCTCAACACCAATGCGGACGGCTCCAAGTCCATGCGGTTCTCCAAGCCAGCTTTCTGGCCCACCACCGCCAACCCTGTCATCGCCCTTGAGGAGTTCAACTGTGCTTCCAAGTCGGTGCAGAATGTCGCCCTGCAACTCCTCAACGAGCGTCGTGTCGGCGAGCATGTGCTTCCCGACGACTCGTTCGTCGTGTTGCTCGGCAATCGTGCAGAGGATCGTGTCAACATCGAGAAGCTCAGCTCGGCTGTTGTCAATCGTATCGTCAACATCCGTGTCCGCCTCGACCTCGACAGCTGGGTTCGCTGGGCACAGAACAACGGCATCGACCCTCTGGTCACGTCGTTCCTCCGGTATCGCCCTGACCTCCTGTCCACCTTCAACGGTGCCAAGTGGGACGGCGTATCCAACTTCGCCTCGCCCCGCACTTGGGAGAAGGCCAGCAAGATCTACGAGACCTCCAGCGATCGCCAGATCCGCCACGCTCTCCTGACGGGTGCCCTCGGTGACGGTGCCGCCTCGGAGTTCCTCGGCTTCATCGGCGTCTATGAGAAGCTCCCCGATCTCGACGCTGTCCTCCTCAACGCTTCGGCGGCTGACATCCCGACCGATCCATCCGTGATCTACGCCACCTGTGCCGGTCTTGCCAAGAAGGTCAAGTCCAAGACCATGGGTGCGTTCCTCACCTACACCGAGCGTATGGGCAAGGAGTTCGCTGTCTTCGCTCTCAAGACCGCTGTGCTCCGCGACAAGACGCTGTGCAATACCCCGGCCTTCACCACTTGGGTCTCTGATAACCAAGAGATCTTCGCCTAAGACTCTAGGTGACTGAGACTAACATTCGCCCGACCATGCGTTTCTGGTTCCATTACAACAAACCGCTCAGCAAACAAAAGGGCTGCAACGTCCTGACCATACACTACAAGGGAGCCTGTCACTTTGTGACCGGGCTAATCTGCAACGTGCCGATCGCTACCCGTGACCGCACGTCTCAGCCCCGATGTGTCATGGCTGGCGACGCGACCAGCATCACCATTACCGACAGCGTAGCAACCATCAACTAATACAACCTATGTCTACCGCACAAGAGAAAGTCTCTCAAGCCACCACGCAGATCATTCTTGATCATCCCTTCTTCGCCACCCTGCTCCTGCACATGCGGCGTATCGAGGACGACAAGATCCCCACGGCCTGCACCAATGGCGTCTTCATCAAATACAACCCCAAGTTCATCGACACGCTGACTCTTCCCCAAGTCGTCGGCTTGCTTGTCCATGAGGTTCTTCACCCCGCACTCGGTCACCTGCATCGTCTGCCCCCTACCAAGCGTGGCAACATCGCTGGCGACTATGCCATCAATAACTTCCTCGACGACTACAACAAGACCGTCGGTCACAATCGTATCGATCTGCCTCCCGGCGGTTGCGTCGACCATCAGTATGACGGCCTGTCGGCCGAGCAGATCCTCGGCAAGCTTCCTCCCGAGGAAGAGGACGGTGGCGGCGGCAACGGCGACGGCACGGGCTGGGGCGACTTCGAGGGCCCCGCAGGTGACGGCGACCTCAGCCCCGAGGACATGCAGTCCGAGTGGGAGCGTCGTGTCGTCCAGTCCGCTACGGCGGTCAAGATGCAACAGGGCAAGCTCCCTGCCTGTATCGAGGCCATGGTTGAGAAGCTCGTCAACCCCGTCGTGCCTTGGCAGGAGGTGCTGGCTAGGTTCATCGACAACACCTCCGCCAATGACTACAGCTGGTCTAAGCCCGACCGCAGGTTCCTGCCCGACGACATCGTGATCCCCGATCTCCACGACGAGACGCTCGGCGAGATCGTTGTCGCTCTGGATACGTCAGGCTCCATCTATGGATCTGCCGATGTCCTCGAGTCCTTCCAGACGGAAGTCAACGAGATCATCCGTCGGTGCAAGCCGGAGCGTACAACTATCATACACTGCGACGCCGCCGTTCAGCACGTCGAGGAGTTCGGCCCCGGTGACACCGTAACGCTCAAGCCCAAGGGCGGTGGCGGCACGGACTTCCGTCCGGTCGGCGATTACATCCGCGAGCACAACATCAACCCTCGCGTTGTCATCTATCTCACCGACCTCTACGGGACGTTCCCCGATCGCGAGTGGCCCTTCCCCACGATCTGGGTCGTCTACAGCAACCCCACGGGTGTCGCCCCCTTCGGCGAAACCGTGACCATCCCCAACTCCTAACCCATGGAAAATGACGAACGCCTTCTATCCAACGCAGTCTACCAGACTGTGCATGACCAGCTCGATCCTCCGCCGTATGTTTTCTCAAGCCTACCCTTCGAGGAAGAGCAGACCATCATAGAAGCTCTTGGAAAAAGTGCTTACTACCTCATCACCACCAACGGGAATCGGTTTCACCCCCGAGTCCTAGAATACTACAAACGGTGGGGCAACCGATACCTTCAGGGTCTTCGTGCGTCTCGCCGTCTCCTAAAATCCTAACCCACACATAACCACACATCCATGAAAACAAACATTATATTACCATCAGCTTCTGGCCCGAGTCACGACTACCGAGCAAGACAACGCGACAAAGTGTTAGAAGCCATGCAGTCTTTAGAAAGTATTCGCGTTAATCTGGGCAATCCCACTTTCTTTACCCTTACCAAGAACCTTGACTTCCTACAGGAAATCACGGAGTGCTTGGGGGTAATTAAGTCGGCTCGGCCCGACGGTCAACTATATAGGTCTGGAGCTAAGTTTCCTTACAAACAGGCCCCTCAGTCTCCCACAACCAGTTACTTCAATCCACATAGGAGGATTGACTTTGACTTCGATACTCCTTTGCCACGTAAGAAAGAAACCTTTGCCGCCGAACGTATGTCAACAGCTATTACATGCGTTAAGAGACATATCGAAGCAGCTCACTATGGCCCGCAAAACGTCGAGTTTAGCGATACCAAAACTCCTTCATTGGTGGCCAAGAGATACAAGAGGCGCTGGCACACTCGTCAATATACTGTAGACTGGACGGTCACCTTGCCCACCAAGTGGGTTCAGTCTGGAGCCCCTGATGTAGCCAAAGCGTTCGACAATAAGTTCGTTCCGTTAAGGTGTTCTGCTATTCAGTCTCTCAGTGAGTACCGGATCTACCAAGTCACTCGGGCTATCTATAAACCCGTCAAGGACGACGTGCAGATCACAGTCGATAGCGGTTTTGCCGCCTTCATCAATCGACCCGGTAAAGATGCACTTGCCGGATGGGGTGACACTTCGGAAGCCGCCATTAAGGGAGTGAAGCGGGCCATGGCCAAGGAAGCTCGCGAACGTCTGCTCAGCTCAATGAAACCCACAACCTAACCTCAACCCATGAAAACCACACATAGTCAAATACCACCCAATGCAAAGTTTCCCGCTTTCCCGTTCCCGGGATTCGCAGGGAGTTCCCACCATCCTCCGCAACCCAGTAACTCCGGTATGTGCTTCCGAGACTACCTAGCTGTCAAGGCTATGGAGAGTATCGTAGGCCATGCAAACTACCACCCCGAGTACCCTAGCAAAATTGCTTCAGCAGCCTATGCTATATCTGACGCCATGATCGAAGCTAGAGGAACATACTAACCCCAACCCACCACACCCATGATAAAAGAAACAGACGATAAACAGAAAGCAGTCATTGCTCGTTCACTTAAATGCGTGCAAGACGGCTTATCTCATTACTTAACCGGTAAAGAGAAAGCCCCCACGGAGAAGGAGATCCTTGCCTGCGTCAAAGACCTCATCAAGCTGTTCCCCTGTCTCGGGGCTCTTGCCAAAACTTTCGTGGATAAAAACGATAAGTCGGTAGAGAAAGCATCCTAACACACAACCCACATACCAATGAAGAAACAGACCAAAAACACCATCAAGAAGTCCGCCTCTAAACCCAAAGCCAAGGCCAAGTCCAAAGCCAAGCCAAAGACCAAGCTGAGGGATCGCCTCAACCAAAAGTTGACGCCACTCATGCAGAGCTTCGTCGAAGACTTGAGGAAGATGCAGACTAAGTATCCCATGTGCATTGTCGATGGCTGGACGCCAATTGACTTCGAGTACGCTCTGCATCGCCAAAATGACCCCGACGTCCAGATCGGCGACGTTAGCCCTAACTGGGAAGATGATCGCTATCTCTGGGCGGCTGAGCAAGTCGATCGCTATCGTGACGCTAACATCGGCATCAGCTGGAATTTCCTGTCTGCAATTCTGTCCGGGCTACACGAAGCCTAATCATCACTATCACGAACAACAACCCACATACTATGACCACAGAAATCGTAACCTACGGAAAAGAAGCATCGCTCAAGAAAGCTCGCAGGATGGAAAAGTCCCGCGAGTATTCCCGGAGATACTATAAAAAGAACAAAGACGCTCGAAGAGCATATAGCCAGAAGTACTACAGCGAGAAGAGGAAGAAAAACAATCGAATCAGCATTGAATTGCCGACGTCTTTCTTCGGTCGCTTGAAGCTTGCCTCTGAGCTCTTGTTTCGTATCGCCGTCGTATCGGTGAAGATTGTCTTCACTCGATGAGGACGTTTGCCTTACAGACTCAGAAACCGATCACTGCTGGCTGGACACCTACCCACGAGGCCTTGGCCTTGGTTTCCAAACCCAACAGTGCCAAGCCAAAGAAGTTGAGACAGCCAAAGACCAAGCGGTCTGCCTCCAATCTCTACGGCAAAGAGTTCGATCCTAAGCGCTGCATCTATGCCGTATCCGATCCGACCGGATTTTGGCAGTGCGGTCATGTCGCGGGGAAGGGCCCCAAAGAGCTCTTCTGCGGACGACACGCTACTGCGGCGTAGTAGGTTCGACTGTCGGCTTAGTCTTGTTAGAACGAAAATGCTTAACGCATTTCTCCATTAGGTTCTCAAGGAGGTAGGCGGCGGCCTCTTCGGTGCCCTCTGCCTCCTTGACACCTGTGTGGTGAAGCACGTTAAAAGTGACGTGGCACAACTCGTGTGCCAGCAAAGCCAACCCTTCCGGGGTATCCTTGAAGTCGTGCATGAACATCAAGTTCCCGTGCGAAGTATAGAACGTGATCGCATCGGTCTCGTCGTAATCTTCCATATCGACCAGCTCATCAATCTTCTTTCTCTTGAGCCATCCCTGCGCTTGTTCCTTGGTGCAGGGACAGAAGAGATAAAGACGATCCTTGTAGGGTTCAATCACAAAAGCTTTAGGTTTCATGTTATTAGTTAGGTTGCGTTTGAAGAACTCATGGTTGCGTAAAAATTAAAGCTTATACTTCCATCCGTTAGATCATAATTAGACCCAAGCCTTGAATATGCTCCATCAGTTAATTTACTGTATAGAGTTCCTCCAAAACTTGCCCCAAAAATAGTCAGGGAATAGCTTCCATTAGCAGTAAAAGTTGATGATCCTTGATTTTTCGAGTCGCCTGACCATCCATTTCCTTCTATACTTATTAAAGTAATCGGAACTTTTTTAGTTTCTTTTTCAGGGCACCCCACGTAAAAAACTACTTCCATGTGTTCTAAGTTATCAAGAGTAGAGTACGAATTTACTCCGTAACAACTAACCTGTGTGTACATAGTTTGACCGGGATAATAAAGATCCAAAGTACATACCGCATCATATACAGAACATAAAGAATCAAAAGTATGTGTATCTCTCTCATTGGTTTCGTCTTCTGCTGGTCCCTCCCCAACTCCTCCCGGCTCGTAATAAAAAGTGCCGTCCGCCACGTCGTTTACATAAGAATCCGCAGTTGCGTACGCGTTTCCATCCGAGTCGTCCGGACAATCTCCAGTATAATCATAATTCATCTGGGCCGTTAAATCCCAATCGTTGCTACTTAAAGTTATAGTAGTTTTTTTCTCTATGTCGGCAATGATTTCCGTTTGATCAACGTATTGAGTTTCTCCTATTTTTCCGTGCGGAGCTCCTAAGAGTTTAGTATCTGTTTGATCGTTGCAGCAAGGGTATAAATAAAACATAGTCTTTGAGGTAAAATTATAAAGTAGGTTCCAAGTACGCTCCTATATCAATCAAACCTGCGTGACGTTCCCTATGGCACCTGCAGCATAGCAAAATGCATTTCTCCGCTTCTTCAGTTGATTTTTGTTTATGCCCACGGATCACACTTATATGAGCTTTCTTAGTGGAAGGGTCTAGGTGATCAAACTCCAAAGCTTGTATGCATTTGTTGTATCCGCAAACAGCGCAAGCGCCTCCGTAGGCCATCTTCAAATCCTTTGCAAGCCTGCGTCTCCGCTCTCGATTGCGAACGACCACCTGCTGCTTGGCCCCTTTGGTCAACACGTAGTGTACCGAAGAACGGCTGCACGGAATTGCTTCAGCAATTTCCCGATAGCTCAGGCCCTTGCTTCGCAATTTGAAAATCTGTTTTCCTAGTTCAGTCAAACGTTGTGATCAGTAAATGATACGAACCATTCGGTCAACATATTAATTTCTAGTTCGGGCTATTTGATTGACACATCAAAAAATCCCGATCTAGTGTCGCCCACCATTTAGCGTCCTGTAAATTGCAATCAACTTACATGAAGTTAAATACAACCCAAACCAACACCTAAAATAAAATATTATGAGCAATCTATTTAATAACTCCGCTCTTAAGAAGTACATGCTAGAGCGCATCAAGGTCGTCAATCCCGGACGCGGGGACAAGTTCACTCGTGTGTCGGCCGACGCCATTGTTGACCTAGACGCCCGATTTCGTGGCGTTGTCGACGCTTACCTCCGTGCCCAGACCACGGGCAAAACCATCACCACACCGTGATTTTGCTGTTGACGCTTAACACGATTTACCACACGATACGAACCATTCGATTCTATGCCCGACATCATTCTGCACTCTATTTTTCAAGAAGGCTCGGATCTTGAAGAGATCGCCAGTTGCGTGACTGCCTTTCTTGACGGCGATTGCGGAACTATAACCAGTGACGACGAAGTTCTAGGATTCATGAAACGCAGCGTTGAGGGTAAGGCTCGACACGGCATCTATGAAACCAAAACCGGAGGACGAGTTCACGTCATCGGCGACGACGAAAAAGTCATGGCCATGCCTGACATCATCTTTGCGCAAAGCGGGGCTGGCTCGCTCTGCTCAATGAATACCTGCCAGCACAACCACGAAACATCCAATGAGTGAAGCATGGACAAGGAAAGAAGGAAAAAACCCTAAGGGCGGGCTGAACGCCAAGGGCAGGGCCAGCTACAACAAAGCGCACGGCGGTAACCTCAAGGCTCCCGCTCCGCATCCCAAATCGAAATCTGACTCCGCTCGACGCAAAAGCTTTTGTGCCCGCATGTCCGGCATGAAGGCCAAGTTGACCAGCGCCAAAACCAAGAACGATCCCAACAGCAGAATCAACAAGTCCCTTCGGGCTTGGAACTGCAAATAATCATGGCCACGAAGAAACGCGACTATTCCTACGACACTGCCTACGAGTCTTCTCCCGAGCAGATTAAAAACCGAGAGGCTCGTAACCTAGCCCGCGCCCACGCAAAGAAACGTCTGGGTGCTTCAACAGTTAAAGGCAAAGACGTAGACCACATCAAACCACTATCACGCGGCGGAGCTAAATCCGACGGCAACACCCGACTACGGTCTGTCCACTCCAACCGAGGCGACAAGACCATGTTCCAACACAGACACGGCAAATGAGCAAAGACACCATCCACCAAGACCAAGACGCTTACGATCAAGTCGTACAGCACGACATCACCCAATCCATCCTCAAGGCCGAGGAGTCTGGGCACCTAGCCGGGGCAGAAGCTCCGGTTTTTGCTTGCCATACGTTCCTTCCCACAGGAGGCGGAGATGTTTATGCACGGGTCATTACTCGTCAGCTTAATCACCTTGCTAAGCAACTGGGAGTCCTAGGCTTTCAAGTGTTGTATAAAGAGGACACCTTTAAGACCGATACGGATAAGCCCGATCACGGGTACTTCCAAGTCCGAGTCTTTGCCAACGTACCCCCAGAAGACAATGGCTCCGAAAACTAAATCCAAGGTCAACGCCGCTGGTAACTACACCAAGCCAACAATGCGTAAAGAATTGTTTAACCGTATTAAGGCTGGCAGTAAAGGCGGCAAGCCCGGTCAGTGGTCGGCTAGAAAAGCTCAGCTATTGGCGACTAGGTACAAATCCAATGGCGGGGGTTACCGCGACTAAACCATGAGAAAACCTCAAACATCTCTCAAGGAATGGACCAACCAAAAGTGGCGCACCAGCGATGGCAGTTTGTCCAAGGGCAAGAAAAGATACTTGCCTGACGCTGCGTGGAAAGCTTTGACCCCATCAGAGAAGTCTGCCACCAACCGAGCCAAGGCCAAAGGAAACCGCTCTGGTAAACAATTTGTAGCGCAACCTAAAAGCATAGCCCGTAAGACAGCCAAATATCGTTAGTCTAACCCCAAACCCAACAACACCATGCCCGCAAAAAAGAACCCCATCCACATCAAAGAGTCTCACAAGGGACGTCTGACCGCCATCGAAAAGCGGACAGGCAAGTCTCCCTCCGAGCTGAAGAACAGCAAGAACCCGGCCGTTCGCAAAATGGCTACGTTCGCGCTCAACGCCAAGAAGTGGAAGCACTAACAAATCACAGTCAACGCCGCTAGAAGTTTGCGTGACGGCCCGGAGAGACGGGCACCCCCTAACCTTAAATCCTTAAACATCATGAAAACATTTCTTGTAACCCTGTTACCCTGCATCCTTGCACCCCTGCAACTCCTAGCCCAGTTGCCACCAATGTATAACCCGGCTGACGTGACCTACGGAATCCAGTCCGGTAACACCTATGACATCACTACCCGCGACGGACGGGAGCACTACGGCATTATCTACAACAACGTGGATAAAGACGGCTACGGAACCATCACCACGTTCAGTCCCGACATGTCTACCATGACCACAACGCATGTGTCTCCGGGATTCAGTGTGACCACCAGTCTAGGGCAATGAAATCCAACATACTTTTAGACGAAGTGGCGGGCTGCCTGTCCTTTGCCCTTAAACAAGCCAGCGCCTCCGGGCACCCCGGCCTTGTTGTCATCACCAAGGCTCGAGCCAAGACCCTTCTTCAAGACATCAGAGCTGCCCAAACTCAAAACCGCAAACTCTCAAGACTCATAAAATGAACAACGACTACTACGAAGAGCTAGACCCAAACGTGGCCAAAGCCGCTGGCGCAGATGGATTTAATAAGATTAGCGACACGCCTAGAACGGATGCACAGACTTATATTTGGGAAAACGGAGGACAGAATCCCTTTGTGCATAAGGAGTTTGCCCAAGAGCTTGAGAGAGAACTCACCGAGCTACACAACGAGGTCGCAAGGCTCCGTGAGCTAATGCGAAACTATATTGATTTCATTGACGCAAACATGGGGACAACTGCTGATTGGCCTATGGAAGCGGCATTTGATGACGAAATTACAGCACAACGCCATTGCGATTTACTGAACGCAATGAAGCGAGAAGTGAAACCAGAGGACATCAACTGATATGTACGGAATCCAAGACAAGATTAACCAGATCCTGCGAGGGGCAGAAACCATTAAGAAAAACTCTATGAAACCCGACACCAACAACTGCCACCATTGCGGGGCTAAGCCAATGATTCATAGCTATGTTTGCGGAACTACTTTCCCCAATATAGCAGGGAATTGCAGTATTTCAGAAATATGTAAATTAAATAACGAGGTCGCAAGGCTTAGGGAGGTATGCGAATGGGCTGCTGATATGATGGATGGTATCAGCCCTGCAAGGGGTCAAGAAATCCGAGATGCAATAGCCCGACTCGCCCCGTCGCCAGAGGATTACAAAACCTCTGCACAAATTGATAAGTGCATAGGAAATGTAACGGAACCAACTAATCCGACTTGCTCTAACACCACGCACAAGTTCAGCCATTGCGATTGCGAAAACCCCACCCATATTGCTCCCGAATGGAGAGAGCTTGGCCCTGAAGAGGAAATCCACACAGGAGATCAAGTCCAAGCCAAGCACCACGATAGGGTTCATGGAGTCTGGTATGATGTTTTCCCATACGAAATTGGAGCAATGCCTATAGACCATGAAGCGTTCAGATACCGCACCCGCCGCCCGTTGCCTAAACCCGTCGAATTCGAGGGAATTAAAAATCTGAAACAAAAATGAAGCTACTCGCAAGGACAACTCTGTGGTCTATCCCGGTCTCTGTGGTTGCCGTTAACTTTGTTGACGACAACTTCCTTCCAGCCTATGGCCTCTTTGTTGCCACCTTGTGTTCCCTAACTCTCGTCATCGTGTCGGTATGGCACGATTAACTTGGATCATCAATCACGTAACACGTTTCCAGACCCCACTCATTCTGCTCGCACATTTCGTGCTGCAGGTGACCCGGTAGGTCTAGAGGCATGTCCATGTGATTAGCCACCATATAGTTCTTAACCTTTTCCACCAACTCTGGAAAGAAATCTGCTTTAAACCGTATTCCGTGGGCCTTGCAGTACCACCGGTACCCTCCGGGAGGAATCAAATTAACATCTCGTATCCGTTTCATATCATGAAAAAAAACTTGTTTTGGCCTTTGTTTATTGTGTGCTTCCCCGTGATCTTTGTTATTTGGTCTTCGGTGATGCTGTTTATACCTTCGGCTATGTACGGAGTGTCCAAGGGCGGAACGGCTTTGTCAAAGGCTGCTCCTCCCCTTATCCGTTAATCTTGAGTTTTCCCGTCAACACGTCGCGTTCGACCTTTGCTTTGGCATAGGCCGTAGCGGCGTGATTGATGCTGGGACCGTCCAGTATGGACTGAGCCAGATCCCTATCCATCTGGGTCAGCCTTTGAACGAGCTGTGGAGTAAGAATCTTCTTCAGCAGCTCACCCCTGTAGATAACGAACTGACGCCATGCGGCGTCTCCTGAATCGTTCAGGGTCTTATACTCGCCCTTCTTGTTTACGAGAATTTCCGTGGACTTCTTAGGTCCAGACAGGAACAGCCCATGATCCAGCAGAGGATTGAGGATAGGGTCAGGGGGTGCCTGAGCCACAAACAGCCACCTGTCCGTTAGCGGATCGGTTGCGGCGTGAGTGATCGGGTTCCCCAAGATGTTGAGGGAAGGCTGGTTGTAACCCAGATAGAAGGGCATGAACTGCGCCGCTTTGCCAGCCGCCGAGGTAAGGTCAAGGTTATTGACTTCGCGCCCCGTTCCTTGGGTGGCGATCGAGTTGCGGATAAACCGCATGATCTGAGGATTGGTAAACTGGCTGGCTGTTCCGGCTAGCTGCTTGACAACCGCTTTGGGGGCCGAAGCACCCTGAGGGTCGTGCAGCACGTCGATAAGATTCTTTGCTCCGCTAAGGAAGTGATGCTCCAGAGGGCTCATGGCCACTCCGAGCGCCATCCTCCAGATAGCGTCTCCAGCATAAACATCCGGCCTCTGAATTACTCCGTGAACCTTCTTAATTGCCGGAGCGTCAAAAGTCATGTAGTCGTGCAGGGTACCCAGCATGGTTCCCAGCAAATCAACTCCGGGCATAGCCTTGTACGGGATGTAGGTGTCCCCAATCTTGAGAGTATTGGGACGTGCTCCCGAGGCCATCCACTCGCTGCGCTTGGCGTAGTCTTTGGGACCCGCCCCGTAGAACATGAAATCGGGTTTCTTGCCCGTTTCCATTTCGTCGTGCAGCTGCTTCAGGAACCAAGCGGTAATGGCCGTGGCTACCACGGTTCCAAAGGCAGACTTGGCCATGAGAGCGTACTGATCGGCCGACCCTTCCACGTATTTACCAAACGCGTATTTGGAGTCTTCTCCCAGCAAAAGATTGGACAGGGTGCGATTCTTGGCTTTGGCAAATCCGAGCGGGCTATAGTCCAAGCTGTTATTCATCAGGTTGCTGATGATCCTGACGAATGGGAAGATGAACTGAGTAACCTTAGTCTTGCGGTTCAGGGTCCCGATGATTCCGTCGGCCACCATTCCCGCCAGTCCTTTGGCGTCGCCCTTGAGGGTCCAATCCTTAGTCAGCTTGTCAATCCGCTCTCCCTTGAGAAGATCCATAAGATCCTTGCCTGTGGAGATCTCTTGGTGCAACTGCTCAAGGCGGTTGGCCATAGAGAACTTGTTGTCCCACTTGCCCATGTTCTCAAAGAATCCGGAATCAACTTCTTTCTGAAGCTGCTCCCTTGCCGCAGCCATCTCTTCTTGTGTGGGGGCAAAGACAGTCCTCATCCTCTCGGCGAGTTCCTTTCCTTTGATTCCGCCGTTCAGGAGGGCCGCTCTCATGGCCATGCGTTGATTGAGTTCCCTAGCGGAGTTCGCGTTAAGAGCGTCAAAGGCAGACATGAACCTAGGTAGAATCGCCATGGCCCCGGCATACTTCTGGAACCACTTAGGACCTACCCCTTCTTTCAGGAGGTCCGCTCCGCGCTTTCCAATTCCCTGCTCCAGACCGATACCAATCTGTCCCGTGGTAAGAGCACGGAGAGCCTCGCGTCCAAACGGGTTACCTCTTGCGCCCTTGTCGCCCAGCAACATGGTATCCAAGAAATCTTTCAGGTATCCCACGCTCTCTTGGAACGAGTTACCTTTACCCACAGACTCAACGAATTGACCGAAGGTTTGGAAAGCACCCTGCAACCGGACGTTGACGAATCCGCTGAAGCCGTGCGTCAGGAACGTCGGGGGCCCGGTAAGAATCGCGGACCGGAAGATTTCAGGTAGAATGTTAAAGGCTGCCTTGGCTGCCTGTACCCCACCGGCTTTGAGCTGCTGGTTGATGATCTCGTTTGCGATCATTCCTTGGAAGTTGGTCAGCTGCACGTTGCGCTGATCGCTGTTCTCAGGGAGTTTCATGATTTCATCAGCTTTCTCCCTGACCGCTTTTACAAAGTCTGCATCGTAACCTCCAATTCCTAGGCTCTCCAATAGGGTTTGATGAATATTGTCTTCGTCAAACTTGCCTAATTTAATGTACTCTTCCAGCTTCTTTGCCATCTCAACGGGCTTTACGGCACCCTTGGTGGCGTAGGCTTCAAACACGGCTTTGGGCAGGTCAGTCGCAGCGATCTTTTGAACCGCCTTGTTGAACAGTCCGGCTAAGTTTCCGGTGAGAGACTCGACGGTCTCCGGAGGAGCTCCCTCGGGGAGCATCTGAGCAATGAAAGCCTTCAGGTCGCTACGGTTAAACTCGTTACCGGAAAGCAACTGAGTCAGCTGTGAGATCTGCTCCGGGTCGGTGATTCCCGATTTAGACAGGAGATCAGAAGCCGCCTTCATTGTGGCTTCCGCAGCCCTGAGTTTGATGGACGTGATGCTGTCCATGAGGCCCTGCAGATTGATCTTGCCCTTGGTAAGATCTTCCACGCTTCCGCCTAGGGTTCCCTTAAGGAACTGGTCGACGTAGTCTCTTGAAGACAGCTCGTCGATATTCTTGCCGGTATTAAGCACCTGTCCGCTGGCGCTCAAGGTTTTCACAGATAGGTTATGAGCCTCGATATTCAGCCTGTTGGCCTTTTTCAGCTCTAAGCCCTCGGCTATTGACAGAGGCCCCGTGCTCTTTTTATCCAACAAGTCCTGAACCACCTTTTGATATTCTCTCTCGGCGCGGATAAATCCACGATTGATAGCCGCCAACGAGTATTCTGCGTTGGGGTTAGACAGCATTTTCTTCAAACTATCATAAGCCGCATCAGTACCAACCTTCTTAAACAGGTCGTCCATTTGAGCGTCCCACTTGGGATTTGATCCCGTCTCGTATTGGTTCGGAGCGTAGGCAGCCCGGTTTTCTTCAGTAAGGTACTGTTGATCACCCTCACGGGCGGTAGATTCTTTTGTGGCAGGAGATTGGGCACGGAGTTCTCCCTCGTTCTCACGAGTAGCCGGGGTCATGCCAATAAGTTCATTCAACCATGCCTCATCTTCTGGAGACGTTTTTGTTTTCGGAGCTACTCTTTTCGTCCCAAGATTTTGTTTTATCTCTGCATACGTTTCCGGAAAAACCAAGCTCAACGCTTGTCTGGCCGCAATGTTTGATTCTATACGAATGGCCATCGCCATCCTTTCCACGCTCGAATAGTCTTCGTTGTTTTTAACGTAATCCCAAATCTTTTTGTAATTTTGAGTTTTGATGGACTCGTTTTTGAACCCCTCGCGTTGTACGTTGAAATTACTTGCCAAATTGTACAGGATTTCAAAGGTAACCCTACCGTACTTAGGGTAATCGGTCATTGCCCGCTTCATTAAAGTAGTCCGTAAAGAAGAAGGAAGATTTGGATTTTGAGTTAAGAAAGTATCAATGATCGGGTTATTTAAATCTGCAAATGCTTTATAGTTACCGGCTCGATCCTGCCCCAGCTCATCTTCCAAAATTTTTCGCAGTTCGCGTCCTTCACTTTCGTTCTCCAAATAGGGCATTCCCTTTTCTTCGATCTTTGTCGGATCGAATTCCGGATTTCTTTCAACAAGCTGTTTGGCTATTTTTTGAATTCTTTCCGGGGAAGTTGAAGGATTTTTCAATTCAAACAGCTCGTAGTTCTTAAGCTGATCGCGTCGCGCGTCGAGCAATTTTGAAATGTCCTGACTGTACTCTTCCGGAATCGTCCCGTTGTTTGCTTTACCCTGTATCTCTGCAATCTTGCCGCCGTCAATTATGCGAATAGCAGCAGCGGGTCTGTCGCCATGGGTGAGTATCCACATGCCCCCCTCCTTAAGATACGGCTCAGCGTTATAAGTTTTTGTGCACCAGTTGTCGTGCGAAAGAGATTTTAGATTGTCGACATTGGTTTGAAAATTTTGAGGATCTTCCGATCGGGAAGGTATGTAAATCCACTCTCTATTTTCTGTAGCTTTTACCGTATCGGCAGCATTTTTAATGGCGTAGTCCGCAAGACTTTTTCGGTACGCTTTCAGAAGATCAAAATTTTGATCCTTAGGATGTAAAGCGACTTGTTCCCTCAAACGAGCTAAAACACCCGGGTTTAGCGGCAGAGTCTCGCCAGCTCCGTAAGCTCGGTCAGAAGACAAAGCATTGTAGAGCATCTCGTGAACCATAGCCTGCCAATAGGGATCTTTAGCGTATTCTTGATTCCCTTCCGTTAAATAATTTTTCCATACGGAATAGTTTTCTTCACGCTCTTCGGAAACTTTTTTGGCCATCTGACTGGCTTTAAGTTTTTGCGCTTCTTCACTATCGGACAGGAACCTACGGGCTGCTTCCCCTCCCTGTCCTGCATTATCTTGATTAGCGTATGCTTCCTTAACCAAGATAGCCGCCATATCATCAATCGATATTACTAACTTGTTTTGAGTCTTAGAAACGATTCCGTTAACGATTGAATCAATCTGCTCAGGCAGGTTTTTTTTATTTAGGTCAATCAGCTTTTCGTATTTCTCCACAAACAGGCGACCAGTATCGCTTTCGCCCAATCCCATCTTGACAGCCTTCTTGTATGCAGCCTGAGCAAATAGCGACCACCGCTTGGGGTTGCTGCTAATTTCTCGGGTTTTGTTGGACAGCATGTTGTAGCTCTTTTCGGCAAAATCCAACTGACCGGAAAGCGTAGCATCTTCTGGAGCATACCGTAGTTTTGCTTGCAGCCAGCGCGTGATGTTTTTGATGTAGTCCATCAGAGCACCAAGGATGCTAGGATTGCGATCCACTTCACGCATCACTTCGGTGGTGTGCCCCATACGCATCATCTGACGCAGCATACGGGTATACTCCCAGCCAACTTGGAAATTGCTCTTCAGGAAGAAATTGATCCGGTCATTGCTCGCGTTCTTACCCAAGTAGAATCTGGCGAGCTTTAGCTTCTCTTCGTTGGATAGCTTGGCTCCGATTTCCGTTAAACGATCCTGAGCTTCAGGGCTGAACGTTCCGGTCTCGTCGATGACGCCAGCGATGTGCTCTACCTCTTCGTCACAGGCAGCCTCGATGTATTTACGAGCCTGCTCTTCGGTCATTCCACGAATCTGATTTTCCAACAGGTTCACATCGTACCGTACTCCAAACGAATTGTCGGCTGTGTTGATGTGGGCCTCCATGACTCCGGCCGTTTCTCCGGGTTTGGCTCCGGCGTTCATGTCCGGGTCGGCGTAGAACTCTACCCCGGGGAACCGGTCTTGTAGGGTGGACCGGATATACTCGTGGGCGTCCATCGGAATCTCTCCCTCGGTCTTGGCCGTAGCCATGCGGGCAGAGCGAGCTCCAATGTCGGCCCTCTCGTGCAGTCCGTCGAGAATCTGGTCAACGGTAAAGCGATCGGCAATACGGGTCGCTTGGCTTACCAGCGCCTTACGCTCCCGTTCCGGAATGTCAGAGAATTGTGCAGCCAAACGAACGACGTCCTCGGCACTCAATTCCTTGGCCTCTACCAAGGCTCGCAGTAAGGCAACCTTGTCGACGAGTTTTGTATCGGCAGCTTCAATCTTCTTAACTGCCTGATCCTTGAGTCGGGAAGCGATAGCCTCCGCAGTCTCTACGGAGACTTCGCCGGGAAGACGATCTTCGGTGGGTTTGAAAACTTCTTCGCTGTCTTCAGGCGCAATTCCGCTCTCGGCAAAGTGATCTTGAAATTCCGTACCGGATTCCCCAAGCGGAGCATTCAGAGAGACAGTGGCAGTACCTCCGGTCTTCATGCGCCTACGAATTTCGTCTATTTCGCTCTTTGATTTACGTAGGGCTTTGTTGACCTCTTTCTGAAAAGCGGGACCGTCTTCGATCTTTGCGAGGAATCCTTCTTTCTCTCCGCGCATCTCCTGAGCGACTCGGCCCATGAACTCGGTGATTGCACCCCAGCGCATGGCATACTGAGCGTCGTCATCATATCCCCGATAAAGATCCAGCGGGGGGAAGCTCCTCAGTCGGGAGATATTTTTGTCGCCCTCGGGGTTCTCATAGACTCCGTATTCTTCTTCGGAGAAAGGGGTCTCCTCTCCCCGCTTGCCTTGACTCGGAAGGGCGGGTTCCTCTTCTTCAATCTTTCCTTCACGGATGGCTTTCTCACGAGCTTCGCGTAGGCGGTCTTCGCGTTCGATTTCTTGCTCTACCTTGCCCTTGCGGTTCTGAGTCCTTTTCTTAGCTTCCTCGGATTGAGTGAGCTCGCGTTCTAGAGTACCCCCTAACCGGGTAGTCAATGCATTGTTCAGCCTGATCAGAATCTGGTTAAAGGGCGTTTTCTGCTCGGGGGGAAGGGAATTTACAATCGCGTTGTAGGTGTCCGTGGACTCCTTGAGATAAGCGGAAGGACTGAGGCGATTGGTCTGGGAATAGATCCTGTCGGCCTCGGTTCGGTTTTCTACGTTCCGCTTGTACCACAGCAAAGCGTTTTCGAGCCGGTCAGTCGGCATCGGGTTCTCAGCCATGACGCTTCCCGGATCGGGGTTGGTCTGAGTACTGATCGTTCCCTTGTCGGTTTTGCGATTCTTGCCCGTCTTCTTGAGGTATTTATTAATGAAGGTGGCAATCTGCTGCTGGCTGAAATTTCCGTTCTGGCCGGTGGGTTTGATTTTTCTAGCCTCGATAACGGCGTCAAACTTGGAAGGACGAACAATAAACTGACCGGACTCCGGATCGTACTCGAACGAGATTGCGGGATTGAATTGCTGCGGATCGTCCATGTTGACGAATCTCGGTACAACTGTGTCTTCGCCCCGGAGCTGACGAATCTCAAGAGCTTGAGGATCATTGATCCAGTTCTCGATGTGACCCAGATCCTCTTTGGCTTTAACAGGATTTTTAAGGTACTCGTTGGAGTAGTCCCACAGGTCCTTAAGTCTCGGCGCGATCTCTTCTCCAAATGCAGCTCGCATCCTATCCGACCAAGCGGCGAAATCCGTGACTCCATCATTTATGAGCTTGGCTCCCTGAATCGAAAGGCCCAGATCTTTCTTAAGTCCAGCGCGGGGATCTTCTTCGGCCTTGGTTGCCGGGGATTTGGCAGCCAATTCGGTAGTGCCTCCCAGTAGATCGTCACCCAGCTTAAATAGGTCATCGAGGTCCTGCTTCTGGGGAACGGCGGGCTCTTCTGTAGCGATAGGTGCCTCGGTCGAGATGGGCTCCTCTGCAGGCATTGCTTCACCATTCTGGACCCGTGCAATTCTTTGACGAATGCTGTCGGCTAGTTTAGCGGCATCGGATTTGGTCTTGGCGTTGCCCCTCTGCTGTCGAATTCTTGTCTCCAAAAGGAGCTCGTTTAGTTTGTCAACATTCCCTGCCTTTTCAGCCTCGACCGCCTGAGCCTGAAGTTGAGGAATCGCCGTCCGTACGTGTTGACGATTGCGCTGCTTGTAGTCTTCAGCAACAAGCTGTTTCTCGCCGTCGATCGGTTGAGGGGCCTCAACAATCGGAGCGGTAGCAGCTTCAACTTTTTCGGTTTGTTCTGCAGCAGGGGTCTCGGTAACACCCGGCGCAACCTGTTGGATCGGCTCGGCGGGCGAAGATTCCAAAGGGAGCGGTAGTTGCTCCTCTTTAGCTGGTTCGGCTTCGGTTACCGGCTTTTGTCCCTTTTGCAACTCTGGCAGCACGCCGGTTTGCTCGACATTCGGCTCAACCGCGATTGGTTCGCTGACGGCTGGCGTTGTGCCTGCAGTGCTTGGCGTAATGGGTTCTTGCTCTGGGGTTTTTTCATTGACTGCTGGGGTTGTGGGTTTGGTTGCTTGTAGCGCATCTGCGGTCTCGCTTGCCCCGGAGCTGCGTAAAGTTTCATCCAATTTCTGACTGGCTTCTTCGGAGACAATGTCCGGAACTTCGGGTTCGGGAGCAGTCTTCTTCTGGGGTTTGTTAAAAGTCGTTGGCGTCTGAGTCTGCTGCTCGGAAGCCTTAAACGGATCGAGGAACATGCCGCCCGGACCAACATACGGCTTGACGGCCATTCCTGCGGCCCCCTTCAGGGCTGCGGTGCCAAGGTCTTCTCCTTGTGCAACCCCCATGCCTGTCTGGGTTCCGATAGCGGCCGTCCCCCCGATTGCATGACCAAAGTTCTCCAGAGCTTCTTTTGCGGCTTTGCCCTCTGGGGTAGCTTGTTGAGACAGCGTTTGTAATTCCTTGACGCCGCCTTTCTTGGCCATGGCTGCCGCGACATCCTTGATACCCTGTCTCCCTGCAGTCGTGCCAACCGCTTTCACTAAACCGCCAGCCGCTTTCAGGCTGGGTCGGCCCGTGCCAAGCAAGCCTCCGGCAAACGTTGCCCAAGGATGTTCCTTCTCCTCCTTTTCGGCCGTTTCGGTACCGAGGAAAGATTCCGGAGCGTACTTGTTTGCAAGAATATCTTGTCCTTTGCGAGCCGCCATGCCTGCTCCGAAAGCACCCGCAACACCCAGCACCGGAACAGCGATGGGAGCTAAGGGTCCGGCCGCTAGTCCAAGAGAGCCCATCGCAAGTGCTCCCCCCATTCCGGCAACTCCGGGAACAACGCTACGGCCCGCTTCGTGAAGTAGCGCCGTTCCAGCGGAAGTGGGCGCTTCGGGTTCGGGAGAACTGTACGTCTCCTCCCATGGCATTTTGTTAGAAGGGGTTGCCTCTGGGGAGGCATACTCTTCTTCCCAAGGCATTTTGTCGGACATAAAGCTTAGACCTTTTCGTAATTGTTCTTGTCGTTGGGGCTGCCCCCCTTAAACCTAAACCCGTTCACAACATCGCCCTTTTTGGGCGGAGCTTTGGGTTGAGGCGCGGTCTGAGTAGCTTGGCCATTGGCACCGTTCTGGTCAACTTTTTCTTCTTCTATGCCCATAAGTTTTCTGTACCTCGCAAGCTCTGCAGCAGCTTCACGATGAAGTTTGGCAATAAGTTCAGGATTTTGAGCACTTTTAGCAACGTCAGATTCCAAAGCTGTTGCTCGATCTTCTCTATCTTTATACATTGCAAAAGCGTTTTTAGCCTCCGCAGACTCAGACTGTGCAAGGCGTTCTTCCCTTCTCCTGAGATTTTCTTCCTTGGAACGTACGCCTTCGGAAGCGGCCGCTTGCTTGAGGGCTTCTTCATTTTGACGACGATCCTTGGCCGTACCGCCAGCATTGTTATAAACGCTTTGCCTAACGAGATCCTCCAAGGACGCTCCCTGCAGATGCTGAAGCGCAAGACGGTTAAGTTCGCCTGAACTCTTTGTTCCGTTATTTTGCAGATATTGAGCGGCTGCTTGCGGGTTCTTCTCCACGTCGACACCGTTGGCGCGGGCCATCTCCTTGGCTGCCTCGGCGCGATCTGCTGCAATCTTAGCATCCCGCAGGGGATCACCATTGGGAGCGGGCTGCATGGCCTCTTCCATACGATTGCGGGCCGCGATCTGCGTTTCCCTAACGGCATTGGCCTGATCTTGAGCTGCAGTCTGCTGAGCGTAGGAGTTGATTCCGGGCAGTTGGATATTTCCAATCTGACCGCCTTTTTCCATTTCTTCCCTAGTGGGAAGAGCGGCAGCGGTGGAGAGAGCTCTCTGAACCGCTGTTTTTTGAGCTGCCTCGGTAGGAGCTGCGTTGGTAAACCGCATGGGACCGGGGTTCTGCACGTTTTCTTGCCCCTGCTCATTCCCAAGTTGGGGAAGATTGGTGGGCAGAGCCGCTCCACTACGATCAATTGCCACGGGTGACCTATTGAAACCGGGTTGACTTGCGGCCTTGTCACGCTCCGCCAGAAGATCTGCAAACGGCTGATTTGCTTTGATTCTCTGGTTTATGGCGTCCTCGTATTTGCTTGCAGGGCTACCGGGCATCACGATTCCTTGTTTCAGGGCATTGTTGGCCTGCTGCTCCACGTAATCATTTGTCGGAACGATCTTAGTCGGCCTGCCGTTCTCGTCACGATCCAGAACAACCCCTGACGCCAAAGCGGGCTTAGGAGCGTTACCCCGAGTCACGGACATCTTGCCGTAAGGAGTCTCGATGTATTCAGTCTTTCGACCCTGCTCGTCTACGCCCTGAGTCCGGCTGGTCACTTGAAGCGGGAAAACTTTGCCGTTCTCATCAACGAGATCTCCGGCCTGTGAAGTTCCCGTGGTGGTATACTGTTTTCCATCGGGACCTGTCACCAAGCGACCCTGTTGCTGGGCCAACCTATTTTCATCGTGCTGACGGAATACATCCTGCAGACGCTGAACGTTTGCCATCCCAGCGGCGTAATCGTTCGCCAGAGCTTCAGGACTCTGTTTTTCGCCTTTCCAAGAATGAGCCTGACCGTAACCCTGACGGAATTGAATATCCCTTAAAAGTCTAGCGGTTAAGTCGGGAGCATACAGTTTTGAAGTTGCTGCAGGGGCTTCTGTTGAGGGGGCAGTAGCTCCCACGGTAGTCGCAGTCGGTGCGGGGGCCCCAAGATATTTACCCACTTCTGTATTCGCAAAACTTCGGGCAGGAGCCCCAATCACAGTTTGTCCCGTTTCGGCGGCAAAGTTCCCCGTAGCCTGAGCAGGAGCACCTACCGCCGCCTGCCCCACTCCGGTAGCAAAATTACCAATATCAGACGCCAACGTTGCCCCGGAACCAACTCCCCCCATTTTAGCAAAGCTTTGTTTGGCGCTTTGTAGATAATCTTGATTCTGCACATGTTGGTTCATTCCGGCCGCTCCCTGTTGCGCGGCATCCGGTGCCGGAGCAGGTGTCACCAAGTTTCCGGACACGGCGGAAACGTCTTTAGGATCTTTTTGATCCTTGGGCTTTTTGTCGGAGTCGTCGGGGTTTGCCATTGTTTTACTTGGGCTGGTTTCGGAGGTAGCTCCGGTATTCGGCGTGGTTAAACGTAGGGAGGCCCGCCTTGAGCCTGTCCATGTTAAGACGATCCATGGAACTCATCGCGCCATTGTAAGTGGTTCCGGTGTCCTTTTTGAATTTGGCGTTCCAATCTGTTCCCGAAGGCTGTCCTCCCCCCACTGCAGCGGGAGGGTTAACGGCACTATTAGGAGCGGGCATTCCGTTTGCGATTCCGTTCAGCGGGGTGATTTTGGTCTGCGCCGTAGCGGGGGGCGAGACCAATCCGTTCATGAGTCCGGCATTCGGGGTGAGCGAAAGTCCGGCAGGAAGCTTAAGGGGATTCATCGGAGCGCCAACAGAATTGTAGGCAGTTGATCCAAATGCGGATGCAGGTTTTTGGAACGGTGCTGCAGTGCTAGTGACAGGAGATGTGCCGTTCAAGATTCCTGCATTGGGGGTAATTGCAGGAGCAGGGGAGGAAACTGTACTCGTTGGGGAGGAAACAGAAGTTCCGGGAAGATTAATAACTTTAGATCCATACTCAATGTCGGGTTTTGCATACTGTCCAATCAACGCAGGAGCGGGTCCTTCAGGAAGAGCTCTGCCCTCGGGAGTATACGTAGCGCTCTTTAAGCCGTCGTTAACGAAACCACCATTCATCAAACTCGCATTAGGTGTGATGCTAAGTCCTCCCATACCGGAATACTGACCGGGAGAGTACGGAGTCTGTGCAGCTTTGAAAGCATCGAGGCGGGGAGTAGCTGCAGCCATAGGCTGACTCTGGGCAGCTTTGAAAGCATCGAGGCGAGGTGTTTGGACTTCGGCCATAATAGTGGTGGGTTAGTATCTTTGCGGTATCCGCATCGCTGCGGCAATTGGGTTCATGTTCATGGTGATCACGGGGGCCCCCATGTCTTCTTTCAACTCCGCGTTCAGTAGTTGAATGGCTTTGTTGAAATAGGAGTCGGCCCTCTCGACGTCGTTCTTGTCCTCGTACTGGAGGGACATAAGAACCAGTTTCAGGGCACCTTCGTTTCCGGGCACTATCACGGTTTCATCATCCGGCCCGTCGACCAAATAGTTAAATTTACGTTTGCAAAGGCAAAGAATTCTAGAAGCAAACTCCGCTCCGCCAAGACGATACCGCTTGTATTGAGGAATCGTTTCGGTGGCCTCAAACGAGGCAATAAGATTTTTCTGGGATGTATTGTCGGGGTTCACCGCATACATGTTGATGGTACCCTGCGTCACTGGCTTGTGAACCTCGAGTACCTTGCCCCAAGTTGTTGTGGTCAGGGTAGTATTCATACCGAGGCTTAGGTGAGAGTTACCCGTGCCGTCGAATACGTACTGGCCGTCTTTATTAAGACCAATAACTTTGATGCTGACTGCAGAATCGTCTGCGTCCACGTTCTCGAACCGGATGTAGAAAGGAAGCGTAGGGTCGGTGAAGATTGGGAATCCATCACCCATATCCACGGCCATCTGCATGGATGTCCCTGCGGCAAGCTGTCCGTTGCCACCGGCGATGAACTCCTGCCAACGGGGGAACACCAACCTAGGAATGGCAGGAAGCCCTGCGGCTCCGAATTGAATTCCAAGCAAAGACTGAAACTGGCGGGGGAGGGTGACGTATTGTACGGCCTCGTCGGGGAACCAGTTGGTATTCTGGCAGTTATTGAAGACGATTGTGGTCGTCAAGCCCTTCCACTTGCCGCTGTTGTAGATACGCTCCAGAGCGGAGTTGATACGGTCAGTCACAAGACCCGTATCAAGATTCGGACCTACATACCGGTACAGCTTTTGTCGGGCTAAAGAGAGTGTAAAAGGCATTTGGAGAAGGTTGTGGCGTCATAAATCACCAGCCCTCTGCCAAAAGGCTATCGGCGCAAATTTGACCGAAACACTTATTTTTTGTCAAGAGCATAATTTACGCAAATACGGGTCCCCAAAGACCGAGAGGACAGGAAGAGGTAGCTAGTTTTAATTTAAGTTTAGCTATGCATCCGCATTTCGTGCACTTACCTTTTCCAAAAAAAGCCAAATGGTCAAAAAACTCGCAGCAGCGGCAAATTGACAACCTTTCTTCCTGATCGTATTTAGAAGCAAACTGTAATCCCGAGTGCGCCCATTTGACCATGTCAGTTCCAAAACTGACTGTTTTTTCTCCCATAGTAGGAGAGTCATCCGTTTTATCATCCAAACTCATGCGACGTAATGTTAAATTTTAAGATTTCTGCACCGGAGACGCTAATATTTTATAAGTTTTTTGGTTTCCGTCTTTATCACACAGGGTCACTTCTACAGGTTCAAATTTATCCTCGTCGATTGTAATCGCGTCGGCTTCCAATTTCATGTTTGCATCGCCGTCCGTGATCTCTATGTACGGCTGGTCATTTATGGTTACGGAAGTGCTATCTGATCCATAAACCATTATTTCCCCATCCGCAGAATCGTACGACATTCCGGAATTATCATCCGCTTCCACTTGTATAGAGGAAGTGTTTATAGTCGTTGTATTGTTACTGCCGTCGTCAAGGGTTATTGTAACCTCTCCGCCATCACTATTTACGTCGATGGTAGCGTTAGGTTGATCCTGATTTGGAGTCCCATCATTACCCAACTGACCGATAAACAGTTCACTGGTAGTGAGTTTTGCACCGGAGGAATTTCCGTCATCCAAAGCCACCGATACTTCTCCGTCAGTAACATCAATATTTAAATTAGGCTTGTCGGGATCTGTTTCTCCTCCGCTATCCAAGCTACCGATAAATAGTTCGCTGGTGGTGAGCTTAGCCGCACTTGAGCTGCCATCGTCCAAAATTAAAGTCACATCTCCCCCGTTAGTATCCACATCCAGATCAAAATTTGGCTTATCCGGATCGTGTTCTCCTGAACTATCCAAGCTACCTATGAATAAAGAACTGGTTGTCAACTCCGAAGCAGCGGATTTACCGTTGTCCATTGTAACGGTAACCTCTCCCCCGTTAGTATCCACATCTAGATCAAAATTCGGCTTATCCGGATCGTGTTCTCCTGAACCATCCAAGCTTCCAATAAATAACGAGCTGGTCGTCAACTCCGAAGCGGCAGACTTACCGTTGTCCATTGTAACGGTAACCTCTCCCCCGTTAGTATCCACATCTAGATCAAAATTCGGCTTATCCGGATCGTGTTCTCCCGCATCGTCGAGGTGGCCTATGAATAAAGAGCTGGTTGTCAACTCCGAAGCGGCAGACTTACCGTTATCCATCGTAACTGTGACTTCCCCACCTTTCGTATCGACATCCAAATCAAAATTAGGATATTCCGGGTCAATATCTCCTTTATCATCCAGACTTCCTATAAACAACGAGCTGGTATCTAATCGTGATGCAGCATTCTGTCCGTTATCTAACGTAACCGTGACCTCTTGTCCTTCATCATTTGCCTCTACGTGAAAGCTGACCTCGGAACCAGAAGGCCCTCGCCTTACCCATACATCTTGAGAATCAGCAAAGAAATACGCTGTGTCGGTATTGTCATTGCTATTATCAACGTAAAGAGCCTTGTCGGTATAGACATTACTACTGATGTAGTTGAGGGTCTGAAGTTGACCCATTGAATCGGCGTAAACTTGTCCAACAAGAATGTTTCGGTCGGTTCCGGTATCTTGAGCGTTCGGATCTTCTCCCGAAGTCTCAAGAGTAATATTATTCCCAATTTCAGAGGTTTCGCTATCAAAAGGAATCTGTAAATAAACGTATGTCGTGTCTCCTTCAAGCGGAAGGGTAAAGATTTCCCCTTCAACCATTTCGCTGGGGGGGTAACCGTCTACCTCCCCATAGCTCACTATAATAATATTGTCGCCATTGTCGTCTTGCCCGATAGACAGAGCGAACGGGAAAGGGTAGGAATCGCCCGAACTTATCGGACTACTAATAGCAAGAGGCTCGGGAGTCTTGAGGCTTCCGCTATAGTCTGTAACTTGAGGGTCTAACTGAGTCGTAGATTCCCTATTACCGTATCCTCCGGAATAACCGGGAGAACTGGTATTCTGTACCATGGGGTTTCCACGAACCCCCAAGCCGTCTCTTACCCATCGAGGTTGAGCCTGTTGAATGGCATTTAAAATATCTGGAGATATTTGTGGGGCAGAATCATCGAGCGCCATGTTTAAGGCCTAGTTATAGTTGTTACTTCCTGAATCCAAACTCCAAATCTCCATTTTTCAGTGCGAATTTCCGAAATAAGAGTTCCTCCGGATTGTATAGGAGCAGAGCTATCCGGCAAAACCAAAGTGGCTTTTGCCGTCCCTTCCGCTTTGGCATAGGCTGCCGGATAGCTGTTGTTTCCGGGAACGCTTCCGCCCGTAGCAGTGTTTTCAATTAGGCCGGTATCGCTTTCGCCAATTTCAGTTAGCGATACGCTAGAATGGACACACGGCCCTATGTTATGCCTTACGGCCACGACGTCGACGTCGACCGCATAAGATCCTCCCGATTCGGTTTCCGTTTCGCCTTTTCCTCGAACATAAGACGTTTCTTTTGAACTACCCCCGACTCCCGTGATTACTATGGAACCGATAACGGGTAGAATCGGAGTTACCGCCGAAGTACCGGTGGGAGGAGACAAGTAAAAAGTGCGAGTAGTAGTGGCGGAGCAGGGTCCAGAATATCCCGCATTAAATTTGGTGTACGGCACCCCACGAATAATGGCTTTAGCCGACGACTCAGCCTGAGCAGTCCATATAACATTACCGTCTCCCGTTCCGCTTCCGGCTGCCCCTCCTTTTCCCGTAGAAGATTCATAATAAACTCCAGCCTCGATAAGTTCGTCGGGAAAACTGAAATGTACAGTATGCGACCACGTTTCTTGAGATGGTAAAGAACTCTGATCTACGAACGAATGCATCAAAATTGAATTATAGGGATCAATTGGATGAAGCTCGTACGATTCATTCGTTTGTATGGTTGCGGGTATCAAATTGGGAGTTGTGGGGTCTACTAGAGTTTTATCTACGTAAACCTTCACCTTATACATTTCATCTACGTGAACTTCCCTGAGCGTCGCTGGCTTAGAAGGATATTTGGTTGTTTTACGAACATATCTTCCATCTCCGGTAGGTTCTACTTCATCTTTGGCCGTAAGATAACCCCCAGTAGCTGCAGGAGGCCACGTTCCGCTTGTGCCAGATCCACCTTGATTTAATAGGGATTCGGAAACCGTCTCTTGACCCCACATTCCGGTTTGACTGCCATTCAAAACAACGTCTTTACCCGACATCGAGGACACGGAGGTCTTTTTCTTGAGCGAGGTAACCTGCTCGGAAGAGCGATCCATTTCGTACGACTGTTTAAAAGCAACGTCGCTGGAAGTGACCGTACCAGCCTGAACATGAGATTCCTTTACCGGGGGGTCAGCCACCTTGAACTTCATCGGCAGGCCCCAAAGAGGTTTTTCACTAGTGTAGGCTTGCTCAGTAAATAAAGTGGGGGCTTGGACTTGAGTTAAAACCGTACTTCCATCTCCCACGGCCTCTATGGAACCTTCTACCGTAAGAGCATCCACAACTATAGCTTGCCCTCCGGTTGGATCGTAAGACTCCGTGACGGTTCCCAATTGCTGTTGGGGCGTTACTTTGTACCCTACAAGAGTTTTCTGAGGCGTTATAGTACGAGAAACTGATGTCTTGCGTTTCTTATACTGAGTAACTTGTTCTTCGCTTTTGGAGAGATCTCCAGTGCTGAGCGTCGGTTGGGTTGCCGTGCCAACCTCTATACCACTGTTAGTTACGGTAGGTATCGCGACGCGGAATTTTTGAGGAACGACATCTGGTCGTTCGGCAACAAGCCTTGTCTCAGGAAACACGCTGGGTACGGATACTTTCGTTACGACACTTTGACCGTTACCAAGATTTTCAACATTTCCTTCTACCGTAAGGGCATCTGCTATAACCCTATCCTGCCCGCTTCCGGTGGGAACCATAGTTTCCGTAACCGTAGCAACTTGCTGCTGCGAAGTAATTTTTGATCCCCCCAGCGAAACTATGTTTGTATCTAGGGTGGAATTTACTTTTTGAGCTTTAGCAATGCTTGCCTGCTCAACCGAACTTTCCACAATTGTAGAAGTAGTATCGTCCGGAATTGAATTTGCGGCCACCGTAGTTTTGGTGACGGTAACCTGACGGGCTGCTTGAAATTTAGTCGGTATCGCAGAAGCAGATCCTTTTTTTAGAGTCGTTAGTCCGGGTCCGGGAAGTGTCTCGTAGACCCGAGTGACCTTTACGAAAAGAGAGTCAAGTTGTCCATCGGTCTGATCATCCTTGATACGATCTACGGATTCCTCAACCAAAACAGCTGCCGCATAAACCGAATCGGGAGTTCCTTTAGATACGGGAGCGTATGTAGCTCGGGGAAGAGTGTAGGTACGGACATAGATCGGCTTGGTGGGGTCCTCTCCGCTGTACTTGAGCGCGTAGTTGTAGGCTTCTTGATTAAATCGTTCGTTGGCGTAAACCCGCCTAACCCACATGTAGTTGTTCTCGTTGTCGAGCGGGGTCTGATAAACGAGTTTGAGATTGGGGTAAAGGGTGTAATCCGGATGGGGGTCACCGTAATTTGCCGGAGAGTATCCGGGCAACCTAGTATCTACATCCTGAACCACCAGCAAATCACTGGTATTGGGAGTAGGGTAACTAGTTACCGGAACGTCAGGAGATAACGTTCTGGGAGGTGGTTGTTTGGGAGAATTAGAAGCCATCAAAAACGACTGGTTAGGGTCGATTGGAAATTAGTATTCCCAAACCCAAGTATCAGTATCAACTTTTAAAAGTATTCCCATGGCACCTTTACCCGAATACATGTTGTAGTCGAAGCCTCCACTGGCTCCCGTAGCTCCGCGATTAGGCCCAGTAGTAAGCAAGGTTACTCCAGAAGAAACTACTATGTAAACTGGATTACCGTACCCCATGACAATCCAATAACGAGTACCGGCCGAAACTGGTACAGAAGCATTAGTGGGAATCGTTATAGTAGCGGAACCGCTGGAGTTCTTTACATATATAACTCCGTTAGCATTTGCAGTTCCAATTCCAAAAGTGGTGGTCTGAGGGTATACCGTCAACGAAGAATTTGATAGCCCAGTCGCTCCGGTGGCTCCTGTAATCCCTATCGGCCCCGTAGCCCCAGAGGCTCCAAGCAAAGAAGAAACGGTCGACGACCAACTGTTAAAGGTTCCAGTACCGCCATAAACATCAACATTTATGGTAATGCTGGTATTGGATACCACGCTGGTTACCACTCCTTCTACATAATAAGCAGAATTTGTAGTGGGTATAAACCTAACGCGACCTCCGGCAACGTACGCTCCCGTTGAAGAAACATTAAAAGTTTTTGATCCAGATCCAATGGTTACCGAGCTAGTACTAGCGGGAAGCAAATAACCCAGCCCAGTAGCGCCAGTAAGTCCCGTTGCTCCGGTAGAACCTGTCGCTCCAGTAAGTCCTGTCGCTCCGGTGGCTCCTGATCCGGTAGCTCCTACAGTCGAAGTAAGTAGTATAGACCAGCTAGAGTATACCGGACCAATATTTAGAGAGCAGTAATCTACCGTTACGATTAAAGTAGTGCCTGAAAAAGAGGTAATCGTTCCGGACATATAACCGGAATTTCCCGTGGCCACACATCTTACGTAATCCCCAACTTGAAAAGCACAGGCAGTACTGGCCAACGAAGTAGTAAAAGTACGTGTACCAGAAGCAACGGCAGCTAAGCTAGTAGTAGAAGTAAGGCCCTTATACCCCAATCCCGTAGCTCCCGTAGATCCTATTAAACCGGTAGCTCCTGTAACGCTCAGACCCGTCGCTCCAGTAAGTCCTGTCGCTCCTGTAGATCCCGTATTACCTTGAAAAGCGCCCATGGAAACCCAAGACGTGCCGTTCCAAACGTATGCGAAACCGTTAGTGCTAAGTACATAGACGTCGCCCACAGTATTTCCGGTAGAGGGCAAAGTGGAAACTACTCCCTTGGCCAAGATACCCTTCCCTGTAGCTCCGGTGGCTCCGGCTCCAGTCGCACCAGTAGCTCCCAACAATCCAGTAGCCCCAGTAGCACCGTTAGGTCCAGTAGCCCCGGTTACACTAACTCCGGTCGCTCCAGTAGCTCCCATTACTCCGGTAGCTCCGACTCCCGTAGCCCCGGAAGCACCAACCGATCCCGTTAACCCGGTAGCTCCAATTCCAGTAGCTCCAGTAAGCCCTGTAGCTCCTACCAAACCTACTCCGGTAGCCCCGACAGGACCTGTAGCCCCGGTGGCTCCGGTAGCTCCAGAGGTTAGTACTTGAAAAGGAGTGGACGGGAAAGTCCCGAGGTTTAGGGAATAGCTCATTGTGTGGTTACGGTTGGGTCGACATATACTTTACCTTCTGACAGACATAGACGACTTTGGTCTGTAAAAATCGCAATAATATCATAGACCCAAGGGGTACTGGTGGGAGAACCGAGATTGCCGGTTGCCGGAAGTTTAGAAGTCACATCATGGGGGATAAACAGAAAAAGATTGGTCCCATTCCAACTTGTCTGTACGTCAGCGAGTACCGGACCCCCGGAATATCTACGTATTTGGCACAGAAAAGTCACGTCTCCGGTAGACACGGTAGTAGACGTTAACGAAAGATTTGATACAAAATCAGATCCTTGCTTGATGGTGGGAAAATCCTGTAAAAGGGTACTCATAGTCGCGTTCGGTGATATATCACCCAGACCCTACTCGTCAAGCTCAAAGGAGTCGGATTTTTTGCGATTTCGGATATTTTTAGTGGGGCGATAAAAACCACCGACTTCATCGTCATCGTCGTACAAACATATTTCGCACAAACCATTATAGACGGCGGGCTCTTCGTCGCATTTGCGGCAAAGATTGTGGTCAGAATTGTAGTCAGAACTGGCGGCAGCAGTCATAAAATTAAGTTAAAAGCTCTAGATTTAAGAATTTGGCCTCGTCGTAAATCCTTGCTTTCCATCCGGATAGATACTCCTTGGAGGCTGGGCGATGTTGAACTATGAGGTCAAATACGTTAAGTTCGTCTTTTAAGTAAAGGACTGGGTCATTTGTTGATCTTTGGAGACATCTGTTAGCTTGTTTCCTGCCACTCATAGTAGCGCAATTGAAGTAACACTCCCCGAGTTTAGGAGACATTAACTCAATGCGATCCATGCACCAATGCTTCCAATAGATCTGTACCGCTTGATCGTAAGTCAAATTTACGATCTGCTCCTCGGTAAGGTGCCAAGGAGACTCTTTGTGTTCCCCATAGTCAATTCCAAATTTCGTAGTTCCTCCGGGATCGTTCGGATCTCGCTCAGCGCGGGCAAAAGAGTAATCCCCGTAGTGGCCTTTGACGAAGACCGTCTCATGCTTCAACACGAAGGGTATGAATATGTTAAAGCGAGAGGTCACGTCCTAGGAAGTCTTTGGGGGATCGGAATGAACCGACGATAACTTCTTGCGTGGTCGCAGGCTGAGAGATTTCTGATGCAGTCGAGACGTTGAGATTCTGAATGGGCTGGTTGCTGTCTATAGCTACATTGTGTTGATTGCGTTCAATTCTTTCGATAGTCGTGTCTTCGCTCATGTGCTGAAGCGCAGAAACGGCTTTCCAGTCAAACGCTGACTGCCCGGTAATCAACGTAACCGCCAATGCCATGAAAGCCATAATCGCGGTGCTGGAAAGCTCTACAACTTCTTTCGCTGCCTCCGCATGCTTGAGAAGTATTCCGAATGCAACAAACACGGTCGCAGCAACCAAAAACGCGGCGACTCCTGCGTATATGGCCTTCTTGGAAGCCAATACGGGCTGAGTCAGCTTGCTCTTGATAACCTGCTGTCGAGTCTCTTGCATGACTTAAAAGAACCTCACCCAAGAAAAAACTGCTGCAAAAACTAATCCCGCAACGACAAGTCTTCCGGCAAAGCTGTATGCAGCAAACATCGGGGTCAGCAAAGGGGTCACCATTCCAAGCAAATTAAACACGAAGAGTGCCGACACCGTGGCCAAAGTAAACCCCAAGAGATTGAGCTTATGATCCCGCTTGGCGATGATCTTTTGATCGGCGATGATCTTGGCATCCTTCGACTCGCTGTCGGCCTTCCACCAATCACGCTCGGCGATTACTTTGTCAGCAGAAACCTGAACCAAGGCCAATTTCTTTTGAGTAGAGGCTACTTCAGCGCGACCGGCTTGCGCAATCTTTGCGATCTGTTTACGGGAAACTTCTTTCTGCACCTGCTCGAAGTCTTTGTCGATCGCTGATAGACCCTGCGCGACTGGCGTGGTGTCGACCCGGTGCAGAGCACGATTAACACAACCCACAAGAGCAAGACTGCCAAAAAGAAGGACGTACGGGAGGAGAACAAGTCGATCATTTAACGTTTTCATCGGAGGGGCGGGACTTGTGTGATATTAACCGACTAAAGATGGCCACTGTCGAAGCACAAATAGAAAACACTGCTGCAAACGCACCCAATACCGCGAAGACGTCCTGAAGCCATGGATGGGAAGAGATGTAAGAGGCCTGAGTGGCGGCTACGGAAAGTGAAGCCGATCCCATGGTTGCGGCTATTTCTACTCCGAGAGGAGGAGGTTGTGAGTGGTTCATAAAAAGTCGATACTTTTTTGTCGGCTTCTTCCGGAGGTTTTACCCTCCGGAGAAGAATTGACAAAGGTTATTTGCTAAATCGGACGTTAATGACCCCCGATCCATCTGGCTGCACATTAACCCCAAGTGCAATCAAATTTGAGAGATCCGACTGACTGGCGGGAAGCGTTAGTAGGGGTTGAAGGGCGGATTTAAGAGCGGAGATATCCTCCGCGCTCAGTTTAGCAGAAGCCGTAATAGGCTGAGTGTTGAGTTGGATTGACATGATGTGGGTTTGCTGGATTTTATCGGTTCAGCTTCCGGTTATACAACGATCGAGGTTCCCTCATTCTCTACGCTAAGCTTACGAAGAGAGCTTGGGGTTGCCGTGATCTATGTAAAAGGTTTATTTAAATTAAATTCACTAGGGAATAGTTAAAGGTTTAAATGCTTCGGCCGGATTTGATCCTAGCAATTCCAAAATCCTAGCGTCTGCTTGTTCTTGAGTCCAGTTCCCAACAGTGTCGTAGTCTGCTCCACTCCACAAAATCAAAGGTTTTGGTATGCCTCTGAAGATGGCGGAAACGGTTTTCTTAAACGAATTATCAGTAATGTAATACTGAGGGTTAACCGGAATTTTAACTTCCGAGATAACTACGTTGAGTTCGGAGGGTAACGTTATCATAGAACTAAGTATGTGGGTTTGGGGTGGAGGATTGCAATTTTAATTGTCTAGCTGTTTCCAAGTTGTTCCGTTGAATCCATAAAAATGACCGTCTCCGGAATTAAAATAAATTTGACCCGCTTGAGGAGCTCCGGGAGTAGCGGCAAGATTAGCGAGACAAATAGCTCCGTCTACAGAAACCGAAAATGCGTTGATGAGTCCAACTCCATCCTGATAATTATAAACAGAAAAACATCCGTTTGGATAACCTGTTCTCGAATCAAAATAAAGCAACGATCCATTTAAGCCGCTGTACAACTGATTGCCATCTCCGTCCAGATTGTTCCCAAAATAAAAATTATTGTTACCGCCATTCATACCGGCGACCGCAAGATTTGAATGGCTCGGAGAGTCCCACCTTAAAGTAGGCAACTGTGTCCCTACAAAGTCGTGGTTGTGATCCGCCCTTGCGGGAATAGTAGAGACTCCGGGAGTGGGTAGCCCAATCTTAGAAGGGGCGGCAGGGTAGGAAGAAAAAGTTACAGAGAAATGGGAACCGCCATCCCACCAATGGGAACAGCTCCAAGGATATGAACCTATCGCTCCACCATAATTTCTTTCATCCGGATAGATAACATCATATCTATCGCTACCGTCAAAATATCCTAAAACCCATCCAAAAGAAAGATCTGGTCTAGCAAACGAATAAGCTCCGCTACCTTTATCGCATTTCCAATAAAGAGTTGTGCTATCAAATATGTATGTTCCATTCAACAATGGATCATTTTGATTGGCAGAAATTACAAATTGATTGGTTTCAAAGGAAGTACCCGAACCAGCGGGACCAGTTGCACCAGCGGGCCCTTGAATTCCAGTAGCTCCAGTCGCACCAACTCCCGTAGCACCAGCGGGTCCGGTCGCTCCCTGCGGGCCAGAATATGCCAACTGGTCTGCCGTGAAGATGGCAGAAGGGGTAGCAGGATTGCTGTCGCTAGAGCTTCCAGCAAGGTATTCAAGGGATACTGCCGTGTTTTCAACAGACCATATCAACTCAACATAGTCATTTGCAGACATATTGAGCATAAGATTTAATGCTCCAATGGACTGCCCATTCACTCCACCATGCTTGGATGTTACTGCAAAAATACTGTCTGATGCTGGCACGTCTGTTCCGTTCTTCCTAAACCAGACATATGCGTTATAAATTTGGTTGCCTGTATTTAAAAACTGAATCGAAAACTGGAAGTTGTAAGTTCCTGCGGTAAGAACCTGAACCCTGCTTTGCGATCCACTCGCCAACTGAACATTGTTGTAAATGTCAGTATTGTTGAATGTTACGGCATAACCAGTATTTGCCGCCGCCGCAGTCTGGTTCTGGGTGCTGTAGAACTGACCATAATTGGCTACCACTCCGCCCACTCCAGTAGCACCCTGTGGTCCAGTTGCTCCGGTAGCTCCGGTAAGCCCAGTCGGTCCAGTAAGCCCAGTCGGTCCCGTAAGTCCGGTAAGTCCAGTAGCTCCGGTAAGTCCGGTAGCTCCGGTAAGCCCAGTCGGTCCAGTAAGCCCAGTCGGTCCCGTAAGTCCGGTAGGCCCAGTAATTCCAGTTGGACCAGTCAATCCGGTGGGTCCTACAACTCCGGTGGGTCCGGTTAATCCAGTTGCGCCAGTAGCTCCCACACCCGTAGGTCCTGTTAAACCAGTTGATCCTGTGGGTCCAATGACGCCAGTAGCCCCCGTAGCTCCTACTCCGGTAGCTCCAGTTACTCCGGTGGCTCCAGTCACTCCTGTTGATCCAGTCGGTCCAGTATATCCGGTAGCCCCTATGAATCCAGTAGCTCCTACGGCTCCTGTTACTCCAGTCGAACCTGTCGCCCCCGTAAATCCAATTAACCCGGTAGGACCGGTAGCACCAACTCCAGTAGCTCCGGTTAATCCAGTAGCTCCAGTAGATCCAATACCCCCAGTCAAGCCAGTAGCTCCTAATCCGGTAGCACCTTGCAAACCGGTAGCACCCGCAATTCCAGTTGCTCCCCTTACTCCAGTAGCTCCTGTAGCTCCGTTTAAAGATGCCAGCCATTGAGTTTCAGTTCCCCCATACCCATCGCGTACCGCGATTTGATAGGCACTCAAACCATTACTTCCCGGAGGCCCCTGCACGTAAACAACCCCCGGCGTACCGGTCTGATCAGGAAATGGGTTGGGGCAAAATGACATGACGGTAAAAGATGGACAAATTTTAGTTAAAACACAACTAATTGTCTAGCTGTTTCCACGTAGTTCCGTTCCATCCGTAAAAATGCTTGTTGTTAGAGTTAAAGTAAATTTGACCTTCGGCAGGATATGTTATCGTAGTCAAGCCGATTAATTGTATCGATTGCACTGACTCAAGAGTATATCCATCTTCTTGATCAACTTGAAATGAAACTAATGTTTGAGGTGCTCCATTTTCTATAGTAAATCCGTCTGGATCTTGTGAAGTATTTTTTAAATAAATTGAATCTTTAATGCTAAAATTGCTTCCTGTTCTAATATAATCAGCAGAAGAAATAGGATTGTCCGAAGAAATAGTTGAAGTTCCTATGGCCTCGGAAAACGGTTTCCAACTAGCTGTCAAATCGCCCGTATCTTGAAATCTAGTGTAATAGGTCCCATCAGCGGGTACCTCAGAAATTAATCCTTGAGGGCCAGTGGCCCCAGTAACTCCGTATCCGGTAGCTCCGGTCAATCCAGTCGCCCCAGTTACGCCAGTCTGCCCTGTAGCTCCGGTAAGTCCTGTAGCACCAGTCAAACCCGTATCTCCGTTCAAACCTGTAGCACCTGTTAAGCCAGTTGCACCAGTTAGACCAGTGTTTCCGGTCGCTCCGGCAGGTCCAATAACTCCGGTCGCTCCAGTAGCTCCTGTGTTTCCAGTAGAACCAATCAATCCGGTAGATCCAGTCAATCCGGTAGCTCCAGTAACTCCGGTAGCTCCAGTAAGGCCCGTAGCGCCAGTTGATCCAGTAGCACCTCCGGCGGGACCAGTTGCTCCTCTGACTCCCGTAGCGCCCGTCGCTCCTATGCCAGTAGCTCCCGTAATTCCGGTAGAACCTGTTAATCCAGTAGCTCCAGTTGATCCCAAAGGCCCCGTAATTCCAGTAGAACCTGTTAATCCAGTAGGTCCAGTAGATCCAATAGGTCCGGTAGATCCCGGTTGTCCCGGTTGTCCCGCAATCGAAATGTTCCAAGGTGAATACAATGAACTTACGTTGCCAGCATAGGAATCTACAATCACCGTTACCTGAGGTCCTGAAGAAATAAGGGTAACGATACCCTCCATAAAAACATTTGAGTCGAACGTATAAGAAAAACGAAGCCTTGCCCCTAAACCAATTGCCCCCAGAGTATTTAGCCCAAAAACTACGGAACCCGTTTGAACTCCTATAAGAGTGTTTGATTGAATTCCGCTATACCCTAAACCAGTAGCGCCAGTTTCTCCATATCCAGTAGCTCCGGTAGAACCTTTAATTCCGGTAGCTCCGATTACTCCAGTAGCCCCGGTAAGTCCGATAATTCCAGTAGCTCCTGTAGCGCCGGTAACACCGGTAGCACCGGTAGCTCCCCTTACTCCGGTTGCTCCGGTTGCTCCAGTTGCTCCAGTTGCTCCGGACCCCGTCGCACCTGTGGCTCCATTTAAAGACCTTAACCAATCAATTTCTGTGCCGGGATATCCATCCCTAACGGCAATCTGATAGGCAGTTAATCCATTACTACCCGGAGGGCCTTGTACGTAAATAATGTCCGGGCCAGAAGTAACGCCGCTACCAAGGGGAACTTGGTCAGGAAACGGATTGGGGCAAAAGGACATTTCCGGGTTTCAAAATTTTTAGATAATCCGACGAAGGATTGAACTTCGCCGGATTATGCTGATACTTACTTTTTGAACTTTTTAGCCTTGCTCTCGATGGCGCTAAGGAAATCCTTAGGCTCACCAGCATCGTTGGCCTCGGGTTCTTCGGTCGTGGGTTCAGACTCTTCGTCTTCCTCCATGTCATGAGATTCGGGTTCGGCTCCAGCTTCTTCTTCAGAAGTCTCCTCTTCAGGAGTTTCTTCAGATTCTTCTTCAGGAGTCTCTTCCTCTTCGCCGTACTCATCGCTGACGGGCGCGCCGTCAAGTTCGTTGAGAACGAGTTTCCCGTTTTCCATCTTTAGCGTGGCCATTGCGTCGAAAGGCTCACCTTCTTTGACGCCCTCGGGCAGCTTAAAGCCCTCGGGTTTGGCAAAAGAAAGTTTACCCGTCTTGGACTCGGCCTTTTCATCCTCGACAAAAGGTCCAGAGACGCTCTTGTCTTCGGGTGCTCCGCCAGACATGGAATTGTTGAGATACTGTTCCATCGGGTTCATGTGCTTGGTTCCTTTTTTGGGTTTACCGCCCATTCCGATGATAAGCATTGTGCCCATACGGTTTGGAAAATCATCCCCCAGTAAGTGCCGGGGCCGTTAAGCCCCAGCACTTATTTGGGAGGGTGGATTAGGCTACGATGCCGGGCTGATAGCCGCTACCGTCCGTGGTGTAGCTCATGGTCGGCTGGGCGATAACCTCAGCGGAGCCATGGTACACTGCGTTCAGAACCAGCGGGGTGCTGGCACGCAGGTGGCGGATAACATAACCCCACTCAGGACGGATCGGCTTCGATCCGGCGCTGAGGATGGCACGGAAGTAACCGATCGTACCATCCGGATTGAGGTCAGGATGGAGGATGTTCTTCCACTTGAAGTCTCCCATGTAGGAGACCGCATCAAACGTGACGTTTGAACCAGCCGCAGTGATCGGTTTGGGAACGAGGTTAACGAACACATCCTGATGGAAGATGATCGTGTCCTCATACGCAGCCGACTCGTAGGCGGTATTGATGTCGTACTTGTATCCCTGCGTAGTCTGCAAAGACTTGTAGGGCAAGCGACGGACGTAGATTTTGGTTCCGGTAGCGCCACCAACATTGTTGGATAGGGTAACGTTGGCTCCGGTAACCGTTGCGACAACCGTTCCAAGGGGGATGTTGGTGCCGGAAACTTGGTCTCCAACAACAAGATCGCCGGAATTGGCGGTCACGATGGCACTGCCAGAGCTAACGCTAGTGATCGTCACCGCATCGTGGCGAGGACCCCAATCGTCAACCATGTGGAAGAACCCGGCGTACGAACGCTCAATGCCGAGAGGCGAGAGCAGCTCGTTGACCTTGCTCGACCACCGGTAATCCTGACGGATGTCGGGATTCTGGGCGATAAGGTTACGGGAAGCCTCAGAGGAGAGGACCGCACCGAAGACGGGGCGGCTATTCTCACGATCGAGGGGGTTATTTCCTGCTCCGTCGCGGATGAGCTTCATATAAACGCGATCAAGCAGACCCTGAACCAGAATGCTGGTAGGAAGGGTCGTGCTGCTGAACAAGCTATTTTCACCCGAGTTCTGCACAACGTTACCGTTGCCATCAACGGCAGCGATAATCTTGCCCTGAGAGAGGCGAACAAACTCGTCACGATAACGCTCCTGCCAAGCATAGGAGGTGTTCTCCTGAAGGATGGCAAAGATGTTGGAGAGCTGCTCTTTCCTCTTCAAGCTGAAGCGCAGGTCGTTCACGGAGAGCTTGGGGCTCTCGAGAGCGGTCTGGGTCAGGTTGTAAGTGCGGAGCGTCTGGGCGAAGTTAATCACCTGAGCGGAAGGCACAGCGTTGTTACCCCAGCCGCTGCCAGAGGCGACGGTGGTGTTATTGCTGTAGCTACCATCATTAGCGATGACAGGGTCAATAGCGATTTTGTTCCAGCTCAGAGAGTTCGACGGAAGCGAACGCTCGTAGGTAAGAACGCGAATGGTGTCACCCATCTCGTCGGGCCAAACGTCTTTCTTGACGAGCTTGAGCCAAGGCGAGGTGTTGAGGGTTTTGCGGTAGATGTCGGGGCCGATACGATTAGCTTCGTTGATCAGCACCTGTTCGATGTCGTAAGCCATAGTGGTGTAAAATGTGATTGCTGGTTAACAGGCTAACCCACCGGATAGTTCCAGTTATAAAAGTCAGCTTGTTTGTTGGTTTCCCCGCCCCGAGCCAGAAGCAGAGTATTTTAAGCTCTAGAAGTGTTGATCAACGTGATCGAGGCTCACGCCGCCTTTTCCGAGTTGGGTGCGACTCGGGACGCAAGAGTGGTTTAAGCTTACGGGATCATATCTGTCAAGCATTTTCCCACAAAAAAGATGTGGCCACTACCTCTCGGCAGTGACCACGTAGTCTTATCCGCGACTAGGCGGATAGATAATTATCCCAGATGCTGTTCCAAAGCCTCAAGGAATCCAACATCTTCAGGAACGTCCCTGCTAGTATCGGAAGATCCGGAACCCGCTTTAGGTGACCCGTTTCGGTACCCGGCAATAGTTTTGTTGGCTTTGTCCAGATCCGCCTTGGCCGCTTGAAGGGCCTTGAGGATATGGGGCAAAACAGCTCCAGAATGGGCCAGATAGGCCTTCAGGTCGGCAGGCGCAGAAGAGTAATCTCCTTTGGCCAAACGCTTTACGTCAGCGGCTACCTCTTCATCAGAGAGAACCGGAACCGACTTCTTCAGGTCATTGAAGACTTTTTCGGAAGCCTTCTCGTAAGCGGCCTTAGCCTCGGCAACAGTCTTCTCGGACTGAGCCTGTTGATTGGCAATTTCAGACTGACGCTGCTGCTCAATCTGGGCCATGCGATCCCTACTGGTGGACTGGTAATAGTCGCGGCGACGAATGATTTCGTTGTAGTCATCTGCAGCGGCGTAGAACTTCAGCCGATCGCGTTCGTTCATGTTGGACGCAATGTCCGAAACTAATTCGTTCTGCTTGGCAGGATCAGATTCGGCAAAAGCGGCCAGCATATCACTAGAATTGAGCTCATACCGAGTAGACAAATCGTTGACAAATCCCATGACATTCACCATGGGTTCGTAAACGTTTTGTTTGTATTCGGCAGTTGCCTCAACCCGAGAAACAGCCAACTCCTTTTCATACTCTTCGTTGATCTGTTTCAAACGGTCCAGCTCGCTGTTGTCAGCAGGAGGGGTTGTCTTAAGCTTCTCGATTTCAGACTTAAGTTCCTCAAGCTGCTTCTTGTAGGCGCGATTCTCGTTTCGGAGTTCGCCCCATTTGACAGCAGCCTTTTCGGTCAAACCTTTAGGAGTTTCCTCGGTGGGAGTCTCTTCGGAATCTTCGGTCTTGGTCTCCTCAGTGGATGCATCTTCCGGAGTTTCTGTAGTTTCGGGTTCTTCTGCTTTGACGACTTTTGCTGCCTTTTTGACGGATTTTTTGGTCTCTTTTTCCGTCACCGCATCGTTGTTCTCGGCCTGCTTTTCAGACCGGGTTTTTTCTCCGTCATCAACTTTACCGTATTTAGTGGCTCCGGTATCTTTGTTAATCTGATCCATTGCCGCATCCAACCTACTTGCCCAATCGGTATCGGAACCGGTATCGGGAGCAGAAGTTACGGGAGGGGTGACTTGCAGGTCGGCCTGCGATGATGTTTCGACTACAGTTGGGGTTTCCATATTGGTGGTTTGGGTTTACTTTTCTTCAGGTTCCGAGGCGTATTTCCAAGGAACCAAATTGTTTTCTTCCGTAAGTTTCTTGGGCTCGACGGACAGGGATTTCAAATTCCGTAGGAACTCAAAATACCCCTCACGTTTGGCGTTAAGTAGAGCGTTGTTCTCCAAAAGATTTGGAGTACTCGCGGTATACTTTGTCTTGGGAAGACCATGATCCGTCAAAACGGACAGAGCTAATTGCATGGTCGAATCAGAAAGTAGCAAACGAAGGTTCGCTACTAGATCGGGCCTTTCGGCCCACTCTTTGTAGGTCATGTAGTTTTTTGGGTTTTTTAGACTGACTGCTGACGAATCTTTTGTGCCATTTCTGCGTCGCGAAGGGCAAGCTTTTGTTTTGCTTCTGCAGCCTCAAGAGCCATTTTTTGTTGATGCCGCTCGGCTTCCAGCTGCATCTCTTGCTGATGTTGTTGCAGTTTGACCTGATCTTCGGCTCCCGAGCCTTGTTGGGGAGCCCCTTGCTGTTTAGCCTGCTGCGACTGAATCTTTTCGCTGGTCTGCTCAAAAATTTCGGATGATTGCTGCAAGGCTTTCTTCATCTGCCCATATTCCTGTTTACGGCTGGCATCTTGTGCAATTTGCTCTAGGTGCTGGGTGGCGTGGGGGAAGGCAACCTGTGCATAGGCCACAGCTTGTTGAGGATCGGCCTGACCCTGCTTCAGGGCTTCGGCCTGTTGAGCAATATCCTGAATGTGGACCTGAGCATGAACAAAGTGATTCTCGCTCGGGGATACCTGAATTTGTTTGCCCTGTGCCATAGCAGCGTTTTCGAGCTCTGCAATTTTCTGGTCTACAACGGGTCGGAGGTTGGGTTGCTCGGGAACATACCGATCAACTTGATCATAGCCCACTCGAGTAGCAATACGATCGCGGAGAAGGTTGGTACGGCCCTGCTCATCAAACTGACCCATCATCTGCATCATCTCGTCAAAGGCAACCAACCTGAGCTGATCACTACCTGCTCCGATTGATCGGACGGCATTAACGGATTCAATCTTCCTGTGAAGCACTTCAAGGGGTACTCCTCTCTCGGTGCAATATTTCCAGAAAGCCATGACCTGACGACCCCCTCTTTCGTATCCGAGATAATCTTCCCGAGTCGCCCGTTTAAAGCAGCCCCGAAGGAGGCGTTCCCAAGGAGCATAAAACAACCCCATGGAGGCCGTAGTAAGATGAGCATCTCCTTGAAGCTGAGCCTGAACCTCAAACTTAGTACGTTCCGTCGAATTGGGGTTTCCAGTAGGTGCCGTATAGGCCCCAGCACGACGCTGAAGTTGCTCGGCCATATCCTGCAACACGGGAATGGCGTTCTGACCAAAGTTGGGCAACTGCTTGTCAACAATGTTAACCCCAGACTGCATGATGGAGAAGGGTCCAAGGTACTCGAACGCCAAATTCTCCAAAGCGTCTTCACTCTCAGGCTGAATCAACAGAGAGCTAGAAAGCATGGAACCATCAACGAGCTGGCAACGCATTCGGTTGGAAACCTGAATGTGCGGGAAAATTTTATAGCCCAAACCGCGTATACTTTGATAGAAACCGTTAGTTCCGACGCCGTAAGTAAAAGTTACGAACGCATCGCAAGCTTTACTAAAACGTCCACGCTTTTGATAAAGAAAGTCTTCGTTGCTTCCGTCGGCTAATGAAATGTAGTGGCTTATGGTGCCGTCGTATTCCTTGACCCACCCGTGGATAACTCGGATTTCGGAACCGGAACCATGAGCCACGAAAAGATCGTTGTTCTTGAGGTCTTCCTCGTACCGTTCCCAATCTGTAATGTGATATGTGGACTGAGCTCCGGTATTGGCCAAAATGGCTTTTTGAACTTCCTCAATATTCCAGCCTAAAGACTTGGCTCGTTCTTGATCTTTAATAAAGTTGTAAAGCTCATGAGCCCGCATAATACGGGGACTTACAGCTACCTCGATGCTGTCCTCGTTGGCCCATGTTCTACGTGGAATAAGGAAATCTCCGATTTTAGAGACTTGCCAACGCCAATCGTATTCATCTTCCCAGTAATTAATGGAGACGCCATGTTTAACGAAATAGTTGGCATTCAACATGTAGCGAGGGAAAAACTCATCCCATTCTCGAAGCATTTTGGTAAAGCCCGTCGCAATGATTTGCTCATAGTCGGACTTTTTCTGAGGGTCTTCTTCCTTAACCCGTACAGAAATCAAATTCTCTACCGAGTTAATGAGGTCGATATACCCAGCAAGAGCGGCCTCAAGCATATACTCCGACTCTCCAAAATTAAGATTGCATCGACTGGCCATACCTGCCTGACGAAGAATGTTGTCAGCGTACGGGGGAGCCCCATCAAACATGGCGTCCACTTCGGCGCGGTTGCGAGCATTAACGTCATCAGCCTGCTTGAGCCGTAGATAAACCTGATGCAGGGAATCTGGGTCCCGAATACGACTTGCCGGAGCCGAACCATCGGGATTCAAATTGCCAACGAGCGGGTCGTTGATATTAGGGGAAAGATACTCCATTTAGGGTAGAATGCCGGTGGTTATGGCTTAGTGTGATTGGGCTGTCAAGAGTATTTTAGGTCGGGCGTCAAAGACCTACCCACATTCGCTCGTGAAAGCCTGTCAAAAGCCAGTCTTTGTTTTAGCTGAATGTTGGTCGCTTTACGCTTCTGTTGTACCGTCATACCCCCAAACCCAAACCGCTGTCTACACAATTCTATCAAAATCATAGCGGCATCAGCCAAATCGGGAGATTCTCCAGTTCTGGCCTTCATGTCCGTTTTAGTCTCCACGACCATTCGTAAACCCACTCCCTTTTGAGTCGCGTACTTTCTACTGCACATTTCTTTGGCCAGTTCCCGGTCAATTCCTTTGAGCTGATTGGTGCGTATTAATTCTTTGGCCCCAAACCATAGCTCAGTCACCCTATTCACGTATCGGTCGCTCGACAAAGTGGCATCTGTGATGGACACGGGCAAATCGCTGGCTTTTCCGCCAAACTGAACTCCAAGGACTTCGGGCGACCACATCATGGACACAACATCGCCAAACGGACCTCCAGCCCCAGACTTATCGTAGGCCGCGCAAAAAGGTTCCACGCCCTCTTCGTCGCACAACTCTTTGAATTGCTGCACAATTTGTTCTGTACGAGTTTTTTTCCGATTGGTCACGTCATCCCTGAGAAGCTCTCGATGCGTGTACATGAGTGTGGGTATGCCTTCTCGGGACACTCCAAAAAGACCAAACTGAACCGGGGTTCTGTCTCCCCCGTTGGTGAAGGCGGGATCAAGAGCGGCTACCTTGGTTGGAGGCTCGATCCAAATAGCGTCTTGATCAGCTCCGGAAGCGATAATTTCAGTCTCGGAGTAAATGTTGTCGTCCTCTCCCGTAGGAGCCCAATATCCGCGAAACATTCGATAGTAGGCCAAGGAGTTGTCCCCGAAGCGAACTTTTGCTTCGTCCAGCTTGGCCTGAGTAACAATCCATGGGTACAGCAATTTACCCGTGAGTACGTTGGGACTCTTTTCCCCGTCAAAACGAATGCACAAGCCGCGCTCCGTCTCCCACTCTTCCTCCAACGGGCTTATTGATTGCCATCCGTTTTTGGGCTTGGAGAGAATTCCAAAGGCGTCAAAACGACTGGCCGGATTGCCGATACCGATAAATTGAAATTCTGGATTGAGGGAAAGGTTGCTGGCGGATGCTTCCAAAATCGACTCGGAAAGTTCGGGCATTTCGTCCGCAATGACAATGACGCGGTTGTTTTTGAAACCGATCAATTTACCCACGGCCTCTTTTTCTTTTTTCTTTTCCGCCGCGATCAGCGTTATCCCGCACTTGTCCGAAGTACCTCCGGTGCCGTCGTCAAATCGAATGAGTCCCATGGAGTCCACAAGCTTGCCGGGAAGTGGGGGAGCAGCCTGCCAGTAGTCTCGAATAGATCCCCAAATACGTTTGCGAGAGTCTTTGAGAGTCGTGGAAGTGACAAGCACCATGGTCTCGTACGGCGCGGTAATGAAATTCACAATCGCCCAGACGGCGTAGAAATCGGTCTTGCCGGAACTGGCGCAACCCGCCACAGCTAAATACTTGTTCTCACATGAAGCGTCCAGCATACGCTCTGCCCACGGATGCCAGACAAATGGCTTGGGGCCGTCTTCGGGCCAAAGTGCCGAGACGATTCGTTTGAAGTGCTCCGCCTTTGGGAGTCCACCTTTATCAACAGGAACGGGATTCCGAAACGAGTAGAGTTCGCGATTGAACTGGTCGATGGATTTCTTCCACCAGCGACCGTACTGATACTCTTTGTCCGAAACGTCTACAATCCGTCCGTCCGAAGTTTTTACTTTCCGTGGGGCTACCATGAAAGCTTCCTATACACCATTCTTGAAACAAAATGCAAGCACATCCAACTTTTCGGTTGACGAACGACATCAAGTATCACCATACTCCCCTTACCTTAAATTTTATGAAAACCATCAAGTCGTTTGAATATCCGTTTATTCATGCCACTCCGTTTGGCAAAGTAAAAATCTACCGGAACTCTGAGGGAGCCCGCACAAGGTACATTGTGGCGTGGATAGATCCTGATCAGGGCCGTCAGCGCAAGGCCTACGAATCCGAAGCGCAGGCGCATCAACGAGCGAAAGAAATCGTGGAAGACCTCAAGCGAGGCGTGACTTTCCGAAACAAGATCTCTGCGGCCAGCGCGGTGAAGCTGGCCGAATACGAGAGTTTGCTCAAGGAGCGGGGGGCAACTCTTGGAGACGCAGTCAAGCACTATTTAGAATTCCTAGACCGAAAGGCAGCCCAGAAGATCCTGTCATGTGACGCCGTCACAAAGTATCTGGACAGCATGGAGGACAAAGCCAGCCGCCATTACGAAACGGCCAAACATGTGTTAATAAAATTTGGTCGTTTTTTTAACGGATCACTGTGCTCCATAACCGTGACTGAGCTGGACAGCTACCTCAAGGGATTATCGAAAAGTGGACGCACTCGAAACAATCATCTTGGGTATCTTAAGACTTTTTTCAAATGGGCTCAGGAGTGGGGTGGCTATATGCCGGAGGGCTCCATGCCCATAAACAAAATCAAACTGTACGAGGAAGAGACGATCAAAATAGAAGTCTTCACGCCCGAAGAAATTCACACACTCCTGTCGGCAGCAGACCAGAACCTCAGACCCTATTTGGCCATCGGAGCTTTCGCCGGAGTGCGGTGCGCGGAGATTGAGCGTCTGTCTTGGGAAGACTTGGACTTTGAGACCAAAACCATCAAGCTGTCGGCTTCGGTCACAAAGACCAAAAGACGCAGGTTGGTCACGATGCCGGACAATTTGATAGAGTGGCTTAAGCTTCACCCCCAGCCTTTGTCGGGGCCCATAGTTCCCAAGCCCAACAGATTGACCGCAGAAAGGGCTCAGTTGTGTAAAACAACCGGGGTCACGTGGAAAGACAACGTTCTTCGGAAAAGCTTTATCTCCTACCGCATGGCGCAATCGGACTCGGATGCCATTCAGGTCTCCAAACAATGTGGTAATAGCCCGGCCATGGTTGAGGAGCATTACAAAGAGCTGGTATCCCCAAAAGCCGCAGACCGATGGTTTTCACTTTATCCTTCCAGTACCAAATAAAAATTTATGTTGCCCACATACCAACTACTTTAGTACATCACTTACTTTTCCGGCTTATGATCGACTACTCATACGAAATCAACTACTGGGGAGATTGCTGCAACACTTTTGAAGAAGACCAAAAGCACTACACCTATGCAAAGTTCATGGGACTTGTGAGAACGGGAACATATTTTGATGGGGCAGGAAAAAAAATTTTAGATGTCGGCGGAGGGCCGTCTTCAATGCTTTTAAAATGCCAAAACCTTCGTGAAGGAAAAGTCATTGATCCAATTGCTTATCCAAAATGGACAATTGAAAGGTACACATACAAAAACATATCTGTGCAGATAGACTTGGCAGAAAACATGCAGGAATCCGGATGGGATGAAGTATGGATTTACAATTGTTTACAACATGTATTAGATCCTAAAAAAATTATAGAAAAAGCTAAACTGGCCGCCCCTGTTCTTAGAATATTTGAATGGGTAGATATTCCAGCTCATGCTGGTCACCCACAGGAACTAACCGAAGAAAAATTAAACGGATGGATAGGATCAACGGGATCTTTAGTACAATTGGACGAAAACGGATGTGTAGGAAAAGCTTATTTTAATATTAAACTTCAATGAAACATCGATTTCACGTGTTAGGGGTTCCCCACACCGTTTCCAGTAAAGACTATGTAGCCTGCGCGTTCACCCAAAAGGTGGTGAAGTTTTGCGAGATGATGCACGCGAGAGGTCACGAGATCATTCACTATGGGCACGCTGATAGCACGGTAGCCTGTACCGAAAACGTTGCTGTAACAACAAACGCGGATCTGGAGGCCGCTTACGGAACCTACGATTGGAAGAATAACCAATTCAAGTTCGACGTAAAGGATGCGGCTTACCAAGCGTTTTATTCCAACTCGATCACCGAGATCGCCAAGCGCAAAAAACCCTTGGACTTCCTGCTGTG